TGATCGGCAGACATCTCATATCTTCGACCGTTAATATTTGTCCGATAAACCCCACTATTATCAACAGATAATCCCTCGAATACCTCGTTTATTTTCATCATCCCGCAACTCCTTCCTTTACACCCTTCGCCAGGATGTCGCTGGCACATGCTCTGCAAATCAATACCCCATGCCACACCACAACCTTATCCTCGCTATGGCAGTACACACATCCCTCAGAGTGCTTCTGTATTCGTAGTCCCTTTTCGTCGGCGAGTATTTCCAAAGGTGTGCCTGGTTCCATATTTAGTGATCGGCATAGCTCCTTTGGAATAGTAAGTCTGTTGAGGTTGTCAAGTTTTCTTACAATGCCTAGTGGTTTCATTGCGACACCTCCGCCTTACATTCCCCACAAGCCTTGCAAGGGTGCGCCTTCAATACAACAGGGAATATCTCAGTGATTACATGCCACATATCCAATGCCAAACGGTAATGCTCGTCCTGTACATGTTTTTTGCAGAGTCTCTTTTGGAAATACTCAAAGAATATGCGGATGTTCCCGGCCATGAAGAAGGATGTCTCAATTCCTAACGGGAGAAGATAGGCGGAATCCTCTAATGATTCTCCGTTTTCAACAGCTCTTTGATAGCCACCTACTGATTCATCTAGCCATTCTTCCATGTCACCAGTGAACACGGCTGTATCAGGAGTTATCCATTTAGCCTCGCTCATGTCTATTGCCCTTGTTGATCTCTCCGTTGTAGTGAAAAGCCTCGACCTCAATATCTGAATCCTCGCCTTAACGCTTACCCCTTCGACCAGCAAGCATACCCATCCGTATTCCAAGATACTCGCATGTGGCACAGGTTTAGCCTCTAACGACTTATCTAGTGTATCTAGGGTACATTCCTTACCTCTGCATATTCCGAGGGCTTGTAGCATCGTAGTTACTCCGTTGGAGTTCTGATCTATTAAAGTTACTTTCATGAATATTCCTCCTTAATTCTCAAACCTATATTTAGCTGGAATCCTCTCGAACTCACTACGCCTTAATTTCCTCTGCCAACCGAACAACCCCTGATTAGTCGGCCACCTTAGATTGACTCGCTCGTTATGCAATCGGACATGACTACATCCTATTTCTCTCGCTATGGCTCCATCTGTTAGCCCGCGCATATAGAGTTTTTCAAATACGTTTATGTCGATTGTGATTTTTGCTGTACTTTGCACTTTCCTCTCCTCCTTTGATTGGGCAGTTGTTAGCTGCCCCTTTTGATTTCTACTCTTTTTCTAGAAGATAAGTTGATTCCATGTCTGCCATGTGAAGAAGTACAGCTAATGGATAAGTCTTATACGCCTCGCTCATTGCTTGTGATAATCCATAATCCTGAATCCCTGCCGTGAATCCTCCCATGTGCCATCGAATAGCCATAAACTCCATAGGCTTGAGCTTGATGAATCTATTAACAAGCAATGCCGACTTCTCGCCATGGCCATACGGAAACTGATCTTTCACGGCATAGAAAGGTTTTTGAATCCACACGCCATTTTCTTTAGCATTTCGCATTTCCTGAACATAAAAGTTAATCTTACAGAAGTCATGAGCTAATGCGCTAATCACTAGCGATTCATCATCAATGATCAAGTCCGGAATATGGGATAAATGAGTAGCGAGAGCAAATCTAACATTTAGCGAGTGTTCCAATAATCCACCTTCACGGGCTAGATGATGCCTAGTTGAACATGGGGCCGTATAAAAGTCAGTTGTTTCTAGCCATTCTAAAAGATCCTTTACCCCATCGCGTTCGACTGTTTGCCAAAGTTCAATAAATCTGTTTTTCATAATTACCTCCTAAAGTAAGCTGTAGTGAATCGCTCCGGTTAATTTCTTAACCGACCTGCAATAGTCACAATGGCCACAATGTTCCGGTTCAACCTTGCCCTCTTTTACGCTAAGGATTCTCTTCATATTGTTCTGAATATTAATCAATTCAATGGTGTAGCGTTCAGGATCAACCAACGAGATAACTTCCTTGTCGGGAACATCCTGCTTGGATACGGCCACAATATAGAAGTCAAACCAATCACCAGGAGGCCTTCCGTTAGCCAATCGTTCCACCTCAGAATAAAGCGCAGCCTGTAAAACGTATTTATACATCTCGATAAAGCTAACTTTCATGTGGTCTTCGACACTCCACGTCTGATCCACAATGCTTTTGGTTGTTTTTAAATCAACATTCCTGCGATTTTCTGGATTATGGCTATCAATCATTACCTTCCACCAGCATCCGAACATTTCAGCCGTATAAATAACTTCCTTCTGGCCTTCGAGAACATACATAGCAAATGGATCATTTTGCAGAGTTTCAATCATCTTGTCAGCTACTACGAACGTAGCCTTTAGACTAAGATCCTTCTTAAACATTTCTGGATGATTGGAGATAAACTCTCCCCTTGTTCCATCGTTGAAGGTATGGACGTATTGCCCGACTAGTAACGCATCCGATGTTTCCTCTACCCATTCCCCGCGGAGGACGGCAACTGCTGCCGCCTCGCACTTCAAAAAATCAAGGTATTGCCCACGACTCATGTATTCCTTGGAAGCCTCAAGAGAGTGGTAATTACTTCTGCTTAGAACTAGCATCCTTTACCTCCTTAGCTAAATCAGCCGCCACTATTTCAGCATCTACCATAAGATGGTTAGCTTTTTCCTTTGCAAATTCATCAGCCAAGGTATCTTCTGGAATCTCAGGTAAAAAATCGCTTCCGTCGATATATTCAGGTTCCTGTTTTCCTCCAAGATCGCCACGAATAACGGATTGGTCAAATGTTACTGCTTCTTGCATTTCCGTAGACAAAGGACCCCATTTGCTCAACAAACCCTTGATAACTGTTTTCATGGCCATGGAATCAAAATTTGTTTGCCAACCGCTACTACTGTAGGAGTATGATTTAGAATACTTCCTGCCATGACGTTCGACCCTTGGTTTCTGCCAGTAAGCGACCTTCTTGAATCCATTAACAAGTTCGAAATATCCGGCGTATCCAATGATAGGCAACTTATCCCGTTGTTCCATGTCACTATTTAGATTAAGTTCTAATTCCTCAGTGAAGGGGTCCCATTTAACTAGTTCACCTTCACGTATATCCAGGACGTTGATATTCTTATAAAGGCTTGTCCTTTGAGCAAGCTGAACAAATCCCTTCCATCCCATTTGGAACTGCGCCTCGACAATCTCTCCAATTACCACGTTCTTATCGTTTTTGATCTTTTTCTTATAAGGAATCGCATAGGCGAATCCAAGGTTGTTATCCAACGGTAGATTTAGTGCAGCCGCCTTTAGCCCACAAAACAATAGGCTTTTTGGTTCACAATTAACCAACCCTGTAGTTGTATTGGCTAATGACACCAGAGAGGTCACAAATTGCCCTGTACGCTCTTTTAGCATCCCCTCTAGGTACTTCTGTGTGTTCGTGTCATTAAGGAACTGTGCGACCGTTTTTACGCCTTGTGTTTGCAATTCATTACTCAATTAAATTTCCCCCTCTATAGTTACTGTTAAATCTCCATCAATCGTTTGGAGCAGAAAATATTGGAAATCATCGTTCGCCATGTATTCCTCAAGCCACTCCCTGTCCGCTTTGTTAATCTTGTCTATGCCATCCACACAAAGTACCTTCAGGTCCCCCAGTTGTGAAGCTTGGGCCTTTGCTACCCTAAACGCTAGTTCGAGTTGTTCACCCTCAGATAGACCGTCTAGTAGGGTTCCTCCGATACGAATCTTTCCATCTCCATCCACCGCAATCTCGGGAATAGGTACGGCTGCAATCTTCAGGAGTTCCATTGGAGTTTTTCTAGCTGTTTCAATTCGTGCGGTCAGGGTTTGAGAAAGTTCTAATTTGGGAGCTATTTTAGTTGTGATAATGTCTGACATGTTTTCGAACTCCCTAAGAAAACTTTGCATATGAGCTACGTTGTCGGCGGCTACTTGAAGAGGTTGAATGTCAATGGCTTTATTTTCATCAATTACCTGCTGAGAGTTCCCGGCCTCCGCATTGATCGTTTTTATCTGCTCAACTGTTTTTTCGTCAATGGATTGAAGGGATTGTTCTTCCAGAGAATCAATATTTAGAATTTCCTGTTCTTTAGAAGTTTGAGAATTTTTGCATTTGGAAATATCCTCATTAGCCCTTGAAACTTCTTCATCTAGGTTTTTTTTAACCAATGATACTGCAACATTAGCGTCTCTTCTGAGTATTTCTATCGCTTCATGACGTTGCTGTTTGAGTTCTTGCAGTTTTCTTTCGTATTCTGCATTATTTTTCTCAATGGTTAAATCCAGCTCTTGCATAATTGCTTTATCAGAATCCTGTAACCTTTCATTAGCACCATTTACTACAACTTCTGCCTTTTCGATTTTTTGATTCAAGAACTGGATAAACTCCCGTCCATCTGCACGTTTCCGATCATAAGCGTTCTTCTTCGTCTGCTTGTCCAACTCAGCATTAGCATTAATTGAGTCAATTTTATCCTGCACTCCCTGAATGGCATTTTGAGCAGCTAGAATCTTTTTATTGACTTCCTCGGCTTGCGCTACTTTCAGGTAAAACTCTTGGACTTTCTGTTCTTTCCAGTAATCCCCATCATAGTTAGGAGGCAATCCGTCTCGAATTCCTGAAACTTGTGCCTTGAGAACCGATACTTCCCGGTTGATAGATTCGCGTTGGGTATAATAAAGAACTTCGATTTGCTTCAAGACTTGGAGAATATGAGCCTCATAATTAACCCCCGGTAACTCTCCGAACCAAATCTGAATATCATTTGTGGACCATGGAATTTCAAGCATGTTGAGGATTATTTTAGCCTGATCATCAGTCGATTTCTTGACGAACTCAAGGGGTCTAAATACCTCTCCGCTAATCAATTTATTAAGAAATCCTTGAGTTGATGGAACGGTTTGCCCCTGCTTTCTGACTCTCAGGTAATCACCTTTGTCGCTTCTCACCTTGCGCTCGATTTCCAAGCCATCATCAGTCTGTACAAATATCCTAGCCTCATCTTCACCGTGGCGAATAACTTCCGTCCGGCGAGATTTGTTGGTAAAAGCTTTTTCTAATCCCTCGATAATGGATGTTTTACAGCTTCCGGTATGACCTGCCAAAATATTCACCTTGCCGGGATCAATCGCAAATTCAGATATACCAATCCAGTTTTTAAGTTCAAGACGTTTGATTCTCATTTATTAATTCCTCATTTCTTTTAATTACTAATTGCACTCGCAAGGCCCCGGTAGTTCTACTTGTAACACTGAAGTGGTATAATGACTCGAAGTATCTTTCTTTTCAACCGGGAGTCCAATTGCAGTTGGGCTTCCTTCTTTTTGTTCAGATTCACTCCGCATAATGAGATAAAACAAAGTCTCTCCCTCGAAATTGATAAAATACAACTCATGTTCCAACCCATCGACAGGATTCACATACTGCGCCGGGGTTCCCATATACTCATAATTGGCAAACTCTTTCGATATGGCATCATCCAAGGCAGTATCAACCTCGTTGTAATCTGCACCTACGGCAGACTTGATCATGATGCGAGATAATCCGTTACTCGTTAGCTCGATGTCTACACTTGAGATTAATGGATTATCGACTAGGGATTGGACCGTTAGGAATTGACTTGGTGTAAGTTTTCGCATATTGTTTCCTCCTTTTATCCGTCATAGCATCCACATGCTTGATCTACTACATCTACAAACATCTTTATTTGGTTGGCATCATCATTGATGAGCGAATTCCATGAATAACTTCTTCCTAATCCTTCAACAACCGTTAATTCAGCATTGTTTTCCATATCTAATGCTCTTTTTAGTAAATCAGGATGCGATTCCCTTAACTCGAATATCTCAGCCTTTTTCATTGATGGGCAGAAGAAGCAACTACTTTTACCTGGTTGAGGAAGTCCCGCATCCGCTATGGTCTTAATGCAAGCATCACGGTCCATCTCCCACTCAATCAAGGGAAACCAATTAGTGTATTTTTTATCAAGTGATTTCCGCATTCTCCGTTCTTCCCCGTACTCATAACCGATTGCTTTGGTTACTGTCTCGCCATTTTTCCAAGCATCTACAAATGGTTGAAAATGGTTAGCGAACTTGTCCTGCGGTTGTGCCTTAAAGCGTTGAGAGCATGTCTTAAATCCATAAGCTAGGCTTGGCAATGCTTTTCTAGCTAGGCAATCATCTTCGAGCGTTTTTGACCCCTTAACTACGGTAATTGGAGGCATGTTGTGTCCTGCTAGCCAAAGAGAAAACATTGTGATATAGAAGTAAGTTTCCGGTAGTTCTCCCCCTGTATCGGCAAAGAGAATTAAGTCTGGACGCACTCCCCTATTTGACATCTCTACTAGCTCTGCGGTACTGTCTGTGCCTCCTCCGTAGCAAACTAGCAACATAATTTATCCGCCACTCGAATCGTTATTGCCCGATGCAGTGTAGCCATAAATTCCATAACCTCAAGCTCCCTATTCGTGCCTAAAACTTGCTCCTGAACCGTAAAGTCAGAATTGGCAGACTGTAGAGCGTTGGCAATGGTGCTACCGACTGAACGAGGAGATGATTTGTTTATTGCCGCTACTTCAGCGTAAAGTTTTGATGGAGTGAGGATTAACTGAGGGTTTTGGTTGATTAGGGATAGTGCTGATTGTAGGAGGCGATAACCTTTTAGATGAGGAGGTATGCGTAGGGTTTGGAGGGATTTTAAGACTTCGGCTTCAAATGCGGTCATGCTGATTGCTCCTTTCTAAAACTTTCACAACCCGCTCAAAAATGAAATCAGGACACGGTTCTGCTACAGAATTCCCAACTGCCTTATATTTCGCTGAATCACTTGCTCCTTCGATGTCTAGCCAGTTGTCTGGAAATCCTTGTAACCTTAGGCACTCGGTTGGGGTTAGTCGGCGTACTCGGTAGCCGATGCGAACAGTATTTTGATAGTTAAGACTGTATCCACCGGTGTTTTTTGATTGCAGGGTTCCACTTAGTTCTTCTGTCTCGCATAGGTTGCGAACGTCTACAGCAACAACGGTGTCTACATCACCCCTAAATGATAAATTGGCTTTGGCGAGAAGTGTATTAGCCGGGTCGGGGTAGGCTACAGCTTGCCCACTGGCTAAATCTAACGTGTAGCTTATTTCTTCAGTCAACCCCCAGCCGTTGCTGCTCGTTTGGGCTGTACGAATAGCGTAGGTTGGCTTGGCTATTACTGGCACTGTATTACCACCTGCGCTGCCCTTAAGGGTTGGTGATAACTCCTCCGCAAACCCTATTGAGCGTGCATCTGCTGAGTTTCCAGCACTGAAGGCATCATAGGTTGGCTGCAAGCAAACTAAGCTATAGTGCTCGTCTCCCGCTGGCCCACCGGTTCCCTTTGCCCACTTACTGCTGACGGTTCCGCTAATCCCCCCCCCGTTCGCAGTTAATCCGGCTTGCTGCTTTAATGCCATTTCCAGAACCGGAGGCAATTTCTTCCCACGCTTTTCCGCTCTCCTGAGGATCCCCAGACAAGCCTTCTTGCTCAAAAAGTATTTCTCCGACACATTGACCTCCAAAATCTGCGACAAGGTAGATTCTCTTACGACGTTGGGGGACACCCCAATATTGAGCATCGAGTACTCTCCAAGCCACTGAGCGCCCGTTCCCTCTAACCATTCCGGCTTCTGCCCATCGTCCAGATCGAGGTATTGGAATTTTGGCCTCTGTGATTTCTTCAAGGACTGCCCTAAAATCGTGACCGTTGTTTGAGCTAAATGCTCCGGGGACGTTTTCCCAAATAGCGAATCTTGGATACATTCCATTTGTGGCAATCCTCATTTCTTTTATTATTCGTACTGCTTCCATGAATAATCCCGACCGAGACCCCCCTAGTCCTTCTCGTTTCCCGGCTACGCTCATGTCTTGACAAGGTGACCCGAACGAAATGATGTCAACTGGTTCAACCTCTGCCCCGTTTACCTTGGATACATCGCCTAAATGCTTCATATCAGGAAAATGCTCACTAGATACCTTAATTGGGAATGCCTCAATTTCACTTGCCCACTTCGTCACTATGCCGCAATGACTTGCCGATAGCGGAAATCCTGCAATGCCGTCGAATAGGGAACCTAACGTTAACTCCACCCTCAATACATATCCCCGCCATTCTTTATGCCCCAATTCACACAATCCTCAGCAGTAAAAACCGGATTAAACGGCCTCTGCCCCATCCCCCTCGTATCCATCCCCACAGCCAACATTCTGCCATCTTCCTTATCTTCACGCCTGATCGACTTGCTGCTCAATTTCAAAGCGTCGAAATATCTCTTGGATTCCTGCTTTTCCAACTCAATTTTCTTGTGCCACTGTTCAAGCTTGTACCTGTCAACTTCGCGCTTAAACCATTCGATTTTCAGCAGTTTCCTTCCGATTGCCTTGCCGATTTTATTTAACATCTCCCAGCCCTCCTCTTCCTCTTATTCCTCGGACGCTCATACTTCTTCTTTACTAAAAAGGGCACTATCTGCTCCGAAACAGATGCAGGTTCTTGAGAGAATGGAAACCTCAAGTTCGTGAACCATATCCCTCCATTGTCGAGTTCCCATACTCTCGAGCATTTACAAGTTGCCTTAACCTCTCCGTCTGGAAAATCCATGATTGATCCGCATAAACAGGTTTGTTGTTTTTGCTTCACCATTGGGATACCTCCTTTTTAAACCAAGTAGCCCTTGCCATTACAGCACTCGCACACTTTCCAAGGTTCGCATTTTCCAAAATCCATAAACCATCCCTCTAATACCTCTCTCACTTGCATTCCTGAACCCTTTTCCCCAACCTCCTCTATTGGCTTAGGGCAAGAACTTGGATTACAATCCTCGCATTCTTCTTCACACTCTTCGTATAAGCTCACGCTTTTTTTAGATAAAGATCCTAGCGTTGGGGTTATCTTTAATTCCCTAAATATTGAATGAGTTTTTGCGTAATGAAGAATCACGAATGGTTCGCCCTCGAATTGAGTATGGGCACCCTTTCCACAATACAATTCACTTGGACCACCTTCGAATTCGTTAATTACTCTTAGTGTACTTAGTGATTTACTCCCCACGGTTTTCCCCTCCTTAAATCCTTATAGAATCATCTAACTCCTTTTCAATCCGACCAACTTCCTTCATGAGTTGTTGAAATCCAGTCGCCTTGGAAATCCTGATTTGATGTCTAAGTAGAAATTTGTAGCATTGGTTCAATGTGAGTAAATGGGCAATCGTGGTCATAACTTCCTCGTTATCCTTGTCAAACTTAGGCGGAACACTCCTTTGGTTCACCATCATGGAGTTGGCGTTTGAGGTAATGCAGTATTTTTCATTGATGTTTATCCTCATTGTGCACCAGCCTCACTTCCGAGCAATTTCTCGATATTCAATCTAACCGCAAATACAGAGGCCAATTCCTTAGCGAACAGTTCATCCTCAGCCTTTAGATTGGCCATTATTTCTCCCATTTCAGAGCGAACATTTTGCAGGACTTGTTCCTCTGCCTTTAATCCCATAAGGGTGTTTTGCAGACCCGAGAGGAGATTGGTTTTGCGAGCCTTGGATTGTGTCCCTTTTAACAAGACCTTTTCGATTGCTCCGGATTTCTTTAATAACATTTTTCTTCCTCCTAAATTTTATTTAATTAGCTTTGCTGTAAACGACTTCAATTGACCTTCAGTTAACTCAATCCTAGAATCCCATCCCTTGCGTAGTATCTTGGAATTCCTTTCAGCCTGTTGATTCAGGCGTTGAGTTTCTCGATACCTTAGCCTTCTAGCTTGGTCTTTCCTCAATAGACTTGCTCCCTTCAAGTGGTGGATGGTTATCACCCCATCTTCCTCTGCCTACTAGCCATCTTTCTAGACTTATTCCGCTTTGCTCTCTCCGCTAACGAGATTGGACTCCTTGGCGCCGGAGATGTATCAGGTTCCTCATAGGTAGTAATTGGCATAGGTTTGTGGTATCCATAAATATCGTCGTGGTAGAAGCCTGAAAAGTCGTTATATCGCGGATTCACTCAGCCACCTTCTTTCATTTGATTTGGCTTGTCCTCTACTTAGCTAACTTCTTAGCCTTGGCATCAACTGCCGCCCAGTACCCAAGTCCTCCCTTGTTCTCGCGTAATCTACGCTCGATTGCTTTTAGTTCCTCAGCCTTGGTCATTGACGATAGTGATTTACTCATTAAAATTACTTCTTTCATTTAATTTTGGACTTGTTCAATTGGTTTAGCTAGGCTACTTAATCCTTCTCAACACAGTCCTTTTAATCGGTTGAGTAAAACTAGAATCCTGGTTACTTATGGCAATAAACAACTCAAGGGATAAATCAAAATCATCATCGCCCTCTGGATTTCCTCCGCTAACGCGAACCTCATCTGACCTGTCGCAATAGTAGAGTTTTCCGTGAATATTTTCCAAGTAGGCTTTGAATTTTGGGTTTTCCTCAAGAATTTCTTTTAACATTTCTTCCTCAGCGTGAGCCATTGATCACCAACGCGGGATTGAACTTACGATTAAATTGATTCGCTAGAATTTGTTTCCTCTGTTGAAAGTCTGGAACAGCTAGGATTAAGCCGATGTCGATACGTTGAAGATTTTTAACCGCTTCCGCTTGCGCTGGCTTTAAGTATGGTCTAATAGACGAAACATTTTCGAGATTGTTTGCTTGCTTAAATTGCTTTGCTGTCATTCCTATGACAATACGGTTAATCATGTCCAACTCTCCTGAGTAGTGGTAGTTCTTAGGTTCTTCATGAGCATCCATAATTGCTTGAGTGAATTCTGGAAAGTCGGCTTTCGCCTCAAGGAGATTTTTAATGAAGTTCTCCATGTCGTTAAAGCGCTTAATGTACGCTTCTTTGAACACCCTTGCCCTAGATGTCTTAAATTCCATAACTACAATCGCAAAACCATCTTTAGTTAAAAGAAACTCTCTATTCCTTTTTCCGCTGTCATCCTTGTAAAATGATTCAGAAAAATTCTTCCTTCTGAACTCTTCACTAAGACCACTTGTCGGCTTAGTCAAATTCGTAATTGTGTCCAAGACGTGCTTGTGTAACCTACCGAACTCCTCCGCTAATTGACGACTACTGCAAAAAGCTTGTCCATTTCGTTCGTAAAGATTGAATTCCGGATTAAGCATTAATTTACTCATGCGTTCCTCCTTAATTTACTTCTACTGCATCCTGCATTAAGTCACTTACTGAGCAATGGAGAACGCGGGCTATCTTTGCCAAGGTTTTAATTGATGGCATTTTGACGTTTCTCTCGATGTTGCTGATAGTTGGTCCTGATAGTTCAGTAATTAGCGCAAGCTCCCTTTGTTCCAATCCGCGCTTTTTTCTGTAATCCCTGACATTCTCTCCAATGCTTTGCTTAGGTTTCATTTTGTTTAAGTTCACCCCCTTAGTTATCATATAGATAACTTTTTATTTAAAAAGTGGTATATATTTGTGTTCCTTTGTATAGAATACTACACTAATGGATAAATAGTCAATAGTTTTTGGGAAAAATTTATCAAATAGCTAAGAGGTATATTTTACCGTGTTGGAGTATAGATAAATGGGGTATAGTAATAGGGTTATGATAATTTTAGCTATACGATAAACGGGAGGTTATTTATATATGAGGTATGGGGAAAAGTTTAAATATGCGAGAGAATTAAGGAAATTAACATTGCAGGAGCTTTCTGTAAAATGTTCTCTATCTATACCATATTTATCAGATATTGAGAGGGGAAAGAAAAGGCCAGCCATGAAAAGCTTAGAAAGAATAGCCAATGCTCTTTCTGTCGATGCTTGGTTTTTTATGGACGACAAGGCTATATCCCTATCCGAATTAACAAAGATTAGTGGATATGACCCACCAGATGACATTATAGAGTTCTTTAGCAAGTCCGATTCACTACCTTATGCAGTTCTTGCCCGCGACCTACACAACGAACAAATAGACCCCATATTCCTACGCGAACTCTTAGAGTCGATTAAGAAGATGAAGTCTAGATAATGTTAAGATTTGTGAATATTTTGCATAAACAAGGCAGATATTCACTTTTTTGCGTCCATATTAGAGTATGTTGCAACACTAGGTCGATAACTTGTGTCTTTATACCCACTTAATTAAATGTCTCCGTGCTGTATTATAATAATAACTCTAATAATGCTATCTTTTGAGAGAAGGGAAGTTTTGTTGTGTGGTTGTATCGAAAGACTTGGGAGGATATTTTAAGTATGTAGTCGTTGACAAGGATTTAGTATTAGTTGACCCAACGTACATGCAAGAGTATCTAAGGGATTATCCGGTAGAGAAGTTATCGTTATGCAGGAGAAGACCTATGTTATGTATGGCGATTAAGGCATTGGTATGTGCTTACGTCATTGGTGTGGTTATTCACATTATTCTCTGAAGATTGAAGGATTGAATGGTTAACCTGTCGAATTAGGCATAATGGAAAACCCCCTGAGATTCCACCAGCAAAGTGATCTCAAGGGGTTCGTTAGACAGGGGTTACCTGTGCTTTATGTTGTGATTACATTATAAGGTATAAGGTGGGCTCTTGTCTATTTCTAAATTGATTAGACAGGGGTTTTTTGTTGTGTTCAGATTGCCGCGCCCGAAAAAGAATTTCACAGAAGTGCCAAATGTAGTGTTCGACAAACTCATGCCGGAGATAAATAACTTCGCTGCCCTTAAATGCTATTTCACTCTCATAAGGAAGTGCTGGGGATGGGAGAAGGTTGGCGACTACTTAGCTATGCCTCAACTCTTGAAGCTAACTAAGCTATCGAGGCCAAGCATTACGGCCGGGATGAGATGGCTAGAGGAGCGCGGCTACATATGGATAGTCAAGGCCGGGAGTCCAGGAGGCGAGAAGGTTATGTACTTCCTTTGCTCTGAGGATACAGAACACCTTGAGAGATCCGTAAAAGAAGGATTGATAAGCCCCAATACTCTCTATGAAATGATGATGAAAGAGAGATAATAGTTATCCACAACCCCGCAAGAATCTTACCCCCTCCCCGAAAGAACTTTGCGGGGACCCCGAAAGAATCTTTCCCCACAAAATATACTCTTACAAGAGTTATATCTTATTATTAATACAATGGTGGTTATCCACAGAAAGGGTGTGTATAAGTCATGTACTTAACGCTCAAGGATTGCGCTGAATTAGCACACATTAATGTATCATCAGCTCGCTTCTACAAAGATAAAGACGAGTTCAGACATTACTTCAAAACAACAGGAGAAGGCAAGAAGATTAAGTACGAAGAGAAGTCAACGGTTGAGGTGCTTCAATTCATTAGCAAATCCTACACAGAAGGTTTAGACGCAGACCAAATAGTCAATTTAATGGATAATAAGTTTGGTATGATAGTTACCGACTTAACGGCGCAAGAACCGGACAATACCACCGAGACAACGCAACAAGAAGATTTAACGCATAGTATAAGGCTTATGCTTCAGCAAGAACTTAACAAGCGCGACAAGCTAATCCTTGAACTACAAGAGGAAATCCAAAGCATAAAGGAAATTCTGCTAAAACAAGATGAGGGGGCGGAGGATAGGTCTAGGAGCTCAGAGTTTAGGGATAGAGACATACTGCAAAGGATCAACGAAATAAGGGCAGAGCAACAACAACGCAATAAGCCATGGTGGAAACGATTTAGCCGGACATAATATGTCTGGTTATTTTTTTGTCTAATATTGGATGGAATAAATGGCAAGTATTACGTCATACCTTTAATCATGTAGCACACCAATAACTCAGGAGGGTCACATATGGAAGGCATAACTATTCTTAGAGCAAGGATAAGGAAGCGAGATAAGGACATCAAGCAAGCTATTGCTTTCCTAAATCTTGAAGAAGGGGAATTGGCAGACATGATTAGGGACGGATTGAGAAAGATATTAATCGAAAGAGGTGTACTAGTTGGCAATAAAGCAAAACGCAATAGAGGAAGTCAGGGACCAACTTAAATCACTTTGGTTGCATCGTAAAGGAAACGATGCTCATGCTGCGGTTCAGGATTGTATAGACGCCTTGTACTCCAAGGATGAATTAAAACCTTTAATTATCAAGAAGTCAAAAGATGGTGAAGTTTGGGCGTTTAATATCTTCCTTCCTCCCGGAACCGGATTCACTGATTTTCAGAAAAAAACTCAACTATTCGCAGACTCAACCGGGGGATCGGTTCATATCGAAAAGCACGGGAAATTAGTCACCATGGAGGTTATGACTGAGGAACTTAAAAATAAGTACCCATATTCCCTCTACGACCACACCAAATATTCCAAGATGGAATTACCACTACCATTAGGTGTGTCCGCCAAGGGATTAATAGTCAGGGATCTTGTTGATTATCCTCATTTACTCACAGCAGGAGAAACGAACTATGGTAAATCGAATCAGCTTCATGTAATCGCAAATTCAATTCTACTTTATAGGCAAGATACACACTTGATTATCATCGACCCAAAATCTACTGAGTTTGACTATCTCGGCGAAATGGCACTAGTTGTTGATGAAATGAGCCAAGTTAAAGGTTTGTTCGAGTCATTGAATAAGGAGATGGATAAGCGAAAGAAGATTCTCAAGTCAGTATCTTGTGCAAAGATTAAGAAATATCATGAGAAAGGCCACGCGATGCCGTATATCGTCCTAATCATAGACGAGTGGGCAGACTTGCCAGAAGATGCACAAGACAGCTTGTGGAGGCTTCTAAGGATGGGAAGATTCGTTGGGGTGCATGTAATCGCAGCCACGCAACGACCATCGTCTAAAGTGTTTGAAAAGTTCGGCGACCTAAAGGCTATGTTCCTCGGAAGATTATGCTTTGTTGTTGCAGACACAATTAACAGCAGGATTATCTTGGATTCGGACGAGGCGGCGTACCTTCCGGCATTGAAAGGTAGAGCTATTTACAAGTGTGGTCTTGAGAAGCTAGAAGTTCAAACATTGTTACTGGAACCCGATGAAGCAATAAAACTCTATAACAACAGGACGATAATCACACGAAGTGAGTTGATTAAGATTGAACAACCACGCAAAATGTTGTCGCCGAGATAGGGAAATAGTCGACCTCCTAGAATCCCAAACAGCCCTAACCACTGACATGATTCACCTACTCTTATTCAAGGGAAATTGCCTCCGCATAGTCCAGCGCCGCCTTTCTATCCTTTCATCTCCACCACACGCTAAAATCAATCGTGACAGGCTAAGATTAGGCGAGCCATATCATTACTATCTTGATCGTAGACCGGGGCAATTAGAGCATGTTCTGGGCGTGTCATGGGTTTTTACTTGGATAAATACGACTCTCTCTAGTATGGAAAAACTCCATTGCTTTGATCGGGAAATTAAGGATTACAAAACTATTCGTCCGGATGCCTTTGTTGGCATAAAGAATCTATGGCAAGGTGTTATGTACTTCTACTTTGTTGAGATGGATATTGGCAGAAGTGGTAATGATTTCGCCAAGAAGGTCAGAAAGTACAATGAGCTTTTTAGCTCAGGGGCCTATATGAATCAATGGTGGGTTCCTTTGTCCAAGAGATTCCCGGCCATTATCGTTGTTACTACCGGAAGAATTAAGGCTATTAAAGAAAAGATTGCAAGGGAAAACGTCAACAACCTTGAGTTTAGAGTATATTCCTTGGACCAAATAAAGGAGGAATGTCTAAATGGCAGAAGCAGCAAGGGAGGTATTCGGACCAGGTAAGCCGGGATTTGTGATTATCATCTTGGTTATGCTTGGCGTGGGATCCTGGTTGGGAGAATTAATACTAGGAGCAGTGAATAAGGGGCAGGTTGCAGGAATGTTAAGAACGGCAACTACAATAGTTGCGATTCTAGCCGTAGTAGCTGTAGCGTGGCAATTGCTTAAAAAGTTCTTTGACTTTACGACAGGCGTGATGTGATGTGGCTTTATGGATTTTTCACATAGTATTTATTGCGGTAGCATCTTTTGTGGCATATGTAATCCTTATTGCTGTAGAAAGAAAGCAACTAGCCAATTTAGTAGCAATGGTGGCTATTATGCTAGGATTATTAACTACCATGCAGGATCTTACTCCAACCTTAAAGAGATTAAATGAAAGGATAGATTCGATTCAGGGAACAGTTGAAAAAGTATCAAATATTGGTCAAGGAAATAACGAGTTGCCAATGAAAGGAAAGATAACTCAATACTTTAACGGAGTGGATCATCACGGGATTGACATAGCTGCGCCAGAGGGGACTATTGTAACATCATATTGGAAAGGAGAGGTTATTAAGGTATGTTGGGACGATATTTACGGCAATATGATTATTGTGAATCATGGTAATGGGGTCGAGACTTTATATGGTCATTTGAATGGGTTATCTGTGAAAGTTGGTTATCCAGTGATTGCGGGCGCAAGATTAGGAAGTTGCGGGAGTACGGGTAGATCATCAGGTCCACACCTACACTGGGAGGTAAGGAAGGATGGAATTGCCGTAGATCCCATGAAATACTTAAAATAATTCCCCCTTGCTTGTCCTTTGTAATCCTTGATCATTCCCCCTAGACCCCTTTTTCCTAGAAAAATCATAGGTATTTAGCGCGTTTTAGCTTGTACTTCAGTCGTTTAGGGCGACCGACACAGTGACTGATATAAAGAACGACCGATACGGCGACCGATTAGACAGCCCCTATTCTTATCGAATAGGGGTGTTTTATTTGCATAATTATTTCAATTAGGGACATAATAATTTTTAGCAAAGGAGAGATGGGGATGAAAGGATTAGCGATAATAACAGCTATATTAATAGCAATGGCAAGCACAAACCCACCTAGAAGCGATTATGTAGCATGGGCAAAGGATAAGGCGATAGAGCGCAGTGCGCCTGGACTAGAGAGTGGATTAGTTTATTTCCTTGGCAGCCCATTAATAAACTCTGTGACAACATCTAAGGATCTTTATTTTGGAACTATTTTTACTACGTACTATGGAGACGATGAGATAACAACGTTGGGCGTGATGAATCAGTTTATTCCCTTGAAATAGAAAATACCATCCGAGTTGGATGGTATTTGTTTGTGCTATTTATTATTCAAATTCCTCGCACTCAGCAACAGGTAACATGATAAACCCATTCTTATCGCTATTCATCCCTTTATTACACATAAACCAATCATAGAATATCCATTGTCGGCAGTTCTTGCAGATGGAACCGATTAACGCTTCATCTATAGGATTCATCCCTCTTCACCCTCCTATAATATTGATTTAACCGCATCCCAAAGGGCATCCGCTAACTCCTGATATGCTTCCTCGTTCCAACTAATAGCCAAGCTTGGCTCTGTTAGCGAAATTTTTTCCAGACCACCATCCGTTTCCCATTCAGCTTTCTCACGCAGTAATTGGATTAGTTGGCCTATCGAAAGTAATGGAACACATATACCTTTTACCTCGATGCAATATTTCAAAGCATTTCTTTCTGTCCATGTACCCCTAAACCAATAATCGTGCAGTTTATCAAGTTGTTCCATCGGAAGTGCTTCGAGCTGTTCCTTTGTTATTTCTTGCTTCATCCCTATTCATTCCTCCCATACTTTTTCAGCAGATTGTTCATGTAATTTTCCTGCCTTTTAACAAATACCTCAGCATCTTTGCCTTTTAATGTCGGGTATGGTCTTGGTATTTTCGACGGTTAGTATTTGATTATACGACATCAACCTTTGTGGATTTTATTATTTAACGGCGTACACGGAATAACGCCATGAAACAAATGATTAACCGCGTGAAAAACAGAATATCCAGCACATTTTAGATTCAGCACTAAATGGGTAAAATACCTTTTCATGTTTCTCATCATCCTTTCTTACTTAACGAGTCCTTCGGCGCATTTCTCCAAGCCAAATTCTTTCTTCCTTAGCTTTTAGCTCCTCTTTTTTAAGTTCTATAATGGCTTCCGAAAGCCTAAAGGCCAGAAAATGTTTAACTAGAAATTTTCTAATCCGACTAACATTAGGTTTATGTTTATGTTTTTCTTCATCGTCATTTTCCGTTTGGCAGCTCCAACCAGCAAGGTCTTCCATTATCTCCCCTAAAAATCTTCCATAGTTACCGCCCCACATTCCTGGCCCGGTTATCATATTTATACCTCCTTTCATTTAACGAGTCCTCTGACGCATTTATTCATCTCCCTAAACCTATCCACCATCACCCCATCAACCTCAACCTTGCCGAAAAACATATCGTACGGCCTAGCGAATACTTTTCCTTCTGCATTCTCATATACCGCAAGTCGCTCATTTGTTTCAGTGTGATATACAGAGGTTGAGAGAAGTTTGTATATGCCGCCTTTGTAGTGCTGGTATTTAGTCATTAATCCCCATCCTCCCCTTATTCCTAAATCGCACTGTCCATGTACAACTTTGGGTATAACCCTTATTTGCACTTTCGGTAAAATTATCATCGCGGGGCTTAATTTTGCAACCTTCACACTCCTCTACCATCGGAGTCATTTTGTCAGGCTCACAGTTCGGACACCAACCATCTTTTATTGCTTGCCGGTTTTCTTTCATGGTCAAGTTGTTTACTCCTTCCTTTATTCCATTCTATCGATTACCAATGACCCCCACCACCACCACCACCTCCTCCAACTATTCCATACCCAGCCAAGTTAACTGCTTTTCCCCTCTCGCCAACAAACGCCGTCCCTAATTCAGCAGGCATACTCTTTTTTACCCAGAATAAGTCACTATCAAAAGTAACCGGACGAATATTATTTCGTTTTGGTGGTGTTTTCGTTAGCATATTATTTTCTCCTCTCCCTCAATCTCTTCAACCCAATAAACTATAACGTCACCCTCTTGCATTTCTCCGCTACCTACAGGAGATAAGGTTCCGTCTAAATGCATCCAGCGCACATTGAATGGTTCCAATAACGGCCCTTCATAGTCATTAGTAACTGGTTTCCACGGCAATTTATTTACCCTCCTTATCATTCAACCCCAAATAAGCCTCCATATACCCAACGGTTTCCTTAATCCTCAACTTAGTACCATTCAAAATCTTCTGAGCCATATCGAAAGCCATTAACCCTTGATGCGCCATATCAGAGACATTTTTCATCAGCACAGTATGTTCATGGATAGTCCTCGCACAACCAACGATATTATCTAGGCTGTACTTACTCGGAGTGAGTTTATTGTTCTTTTCTATTTCCTCGTCTCCAATTTTCTTGATCGTTTCAATCCAACTAGAGAGTTGATCCTTTTTAGTTTTAGGCATCTACTTCTTCCCCCTCTCTCTTAAGGCCAAAAACTCATTATATCTACCCACATAAGCATCAAACTTTTTAGCCATTTCTGGAGGAACAGGCACTCCTAAGGTTAAATAATCAGAAAGATCCTTGATATTATCAGGGACATCATTTTGATTATGCAACCATTGACTGAATTTAATCGCTGAAACTTGCCGTTCACAATTAGCTTTTTCAATTCTTCTCCTATCCTCTTCATCAAATGAAATTATTTTTTCTATAGCCTTGTTGATATTTTCCTCCGAAAATTCGCATGTTTTGGTGTTATCAAAATTAATGCCAGTGTGGAAGGCGTTCTCAAATAGTCTCATTCTTATTTCTTCCTCCTTCTCTTTTAATTCAATCCTGCCTCAAATATCAGATTAGCCATAATTCCTTCGGTGGCAAAATGATTGATTAACTTACTTACGCTACTTGCCATAGCTAATATCGCCAACTAACTTAATTTCATCACAAGCTTTTACATATTCCCTATAGGCATCCTCCTCGTTAATGTGATATCCCAAATGAATATTTTTCCCTTTATGGAATATTCTCGCCCTCCATTTAGAATTGCGCTCGTTCCAATGTACCCCTGGGTATATTGAAGATTTAACTTTATGTCTACTTTGACAATTACATCGGTGTGTTTCTGAAAGTAAATTCTCCTTGCGATTATCCAATGTATCACCATTTATGTGCCTGACATCATATCCAATCAAGGCACAAGCTATAACTCTTGCCATTGTTAATACGTGATTGTCTGGCTTAACTTTGCGTTGGGCATGATAAGATTGCGTACTATTACTCCATCGAGCATACCAATCAGCGTTGTTAATTTCAGCATAAACATCATCGTCAACAATAGCCCGTTGCCCCTTGGTCAATTCTATATACCTCAACACCTATCCACCTCTTATTCCTTAAACTAATTACGATATACGTTACCTCTTCCTCAATTGTCCCAACGCCCAATTCCTAAACCATGCACTAGAGATTAATAAATTTCTCGCCTTTCATCATACCTAGTTTCGTAATAACGGTTAATCTTTATCTCTCCCGATAGGAAATGGATTATATTGTAATCACCAGACTTATATTTTGTCTTAAAATGAGCATCAATAATATTTTCCATCGTGTATATGTCATTGTCCACTGATTCGTTCCTTTGATTATCCCAAAGATAAAACCATTCATCTATAACTTTCTTCCATTGATGAATTTTCAAATCAGGATGGTCTATCCTTTTCTTTCGCTTGTACGCCTTGAGATAATAAGAAATATTTTCTTCTATGTCCTTATTGAATTTAAACTGTTCCGTAAATTTCAAAAAAGAAAGGCGCGGATTGTCATCGCCAGATGCAATTCCCATACAATTAGTATTGTGTTTAGTATTCTTAGACTTAGTATTATTTGCTCTCCCATATAGCGTTTTTGTTTCAGCTACTTGGGAGTCTTTAATTCCTCCCATATGGCGTAATTGTGATGTAGCAAGGGTTTCGGCTTGTTTTATTTTTCCCTTAGCTAATAAATCCTTTAAAAGCTGCTCATTGTCTAGGATAGCAAAGTGTCTCTTAGGTGGCATACCCCTTCTGTCAATGTCTATTAACCCTAGTGTCTCAAGATTTTTAATAGCAACCCTTTGAGGTTTTTCCCCTAATCCTGTTCCTGATTGTAAATCACTGATGGTATTGTAGAAGTAACCATCTTCCGTTAGATTTCCTCTATCCGAGAAATAACTAAATCTTGATACTAGCTCGGCATAGATAATCGACTCATGCAGACCGATGGAGAATATGAGATTCTTGTTAATAACGATGCTTCCATCTGCCCTAAGTAAGTCGTAAATTGGGTTCACTTCTTTTTCATCTCCTTCTCAAAAATACTGCGAACCAACTCGGACTTTCTTATACCTATTTTTTTCGCCTGTTCTTCTAGCCATTTGTTCTGCTGTTCCGTAATGTATAGGTCGATTCTTTTCATCAATACACCTCCAGATATATGTGTTAATTATACACCGTTTACCAACGCTAGTCCAATCCTTTATTCCGACACAAAACACGTATTTGAGTTCTCACAAACTTTAATAAGAGCAAGTATTAAGCCTCCTTATTAACAAATATGCCCCAAATATTTAATAAGAGGGCATAAAAAATAACCCCTCTCCAATTAAGGAAAGGGGTTATCGTAAATAATAAAGACACCATCGTTTCTAGATTCAAACGAATCATACTCAACAATATATGTTAAGCGTTCGACAACGAGAGTGCCCTTTTTATTCCGTCCTACAGGAGTACGGATGTTGTGTAGGTAAGGATTTGCACCTTAACACGGTAGTTGTCGCCTTCTACCACGCTTTACAGTTGGTCAATGGATACGCCTATTGTACTTCTAGGTAGTCCATCTTCCGCACGCGCGCCATTCCTTTTCTGCCACTACACATTTTTTATTATATCCAACCATTGCATATTTAGCAACAGTTCAGACCTGTAAGGATTACTTACAAGTTCAGACCATATTGCGCAGTACAACAAAATGGTTAAATGGTCGCATCCCGATTAATTAATATCCCGATCACAGTCGCCACAGCAGAAACACCATTGGCAATAGCATTAATACTCTCATCGGTCAATACCACGATGCCGAACGCATCAGTTACGAGCTTAACTGCACCCAAAACAGCTATCACTAATGCGGGCTTACGGAGTTTTTCAATCATTGTTAATCATCCTTTCAGTAGTTCAATAGCCTGATTGAGTAGGGCAATAGTCCGCGCCTTATTATCCATCACCACAGACGCTACAACCACCTTCTGAGCTTGTTCACGATAAGTAAGGCCAAAGTATTCACAGACTCCTTTTGCGTGGGCTACAGCAAGCGATTTAATGAATGCAGGATCCTTTAGCTTGGCAGAATCAGAAGCAGAGTCGATGAAACCATTTTCGGTTAAGATAGCCGGCATTGACGTTTGTTTAAGAACATAAATGTTTTGCACCTTAACCCCTCGATTAGCCCAACCTGATATCCTGTTGATTTGAGCATAGACTTTATTGGCCGCCTGTTCTGCCCTGCCGCCTGTTCCTGCGATAAGAACTTCTTCCCCAGTGCCACCGCCGGCGTTAACATGAACTGAAACGAATAGGTCTGCTTTAGCGTTTTCGGCAATGTTTACCCTAGTTTGCAAGGATTCGTTTAGGGTAGAATGAGGGCCGTTAACAAAGTCACCTTCGCGAGTTGTAATCACGGTGAATCCATTGTATTGCAGGAGCGCATAGAGTTCTCGACAAATGGCAAGAGTTATGTCCTGTTCTCGAAGTCCATTGCCTGTCGCTCCGGTATCCACCCCGCTACCTTGATGGCCGGGGTCTAAAACTATTGTTGGCATGATCGGTCATCCTTTCTATCTCGATTCGAGTTTTCGCTCGATTCTTTCCACGGAAGTCTGGACTTCTTTAACAACTTCCAAGCTAACTGATAATTTTTCAATCGTTATGATGTACCTCGTTTCCCTTTCGTCATTAGTCCTGAGTATCCATTTCACTAACCAAATAAGCCCGCCGATGGATAAAACAAACAGCGATAAGAAAATTAGGTTATTCTCAATACCGTATTTAATTAAAGCATCCACACTTAAAACTCCTTTGCTGTGATTTTATCCTTAATTACCTCGATTGTCCCCGGGCCTACACCTTTAACCCTGTCTAATTCGTAGATATCCTTATACGGCCTTCCGTCAATGATTCGTTCTGCCAATACAGGCCCGATGTCAGGAAGGGAAATCAAGGCTTCTTTGCTTGCGGAATTGATATCAATGTACGGAGTCGATGCTCTGATATAAAGAATCAGAAGCGCAGTAAAAAGAAAAGCGATAGATAATACTCCAACTATCAAGGGTTTGTTGTTCTTCTTCATTTTTCGCACCTCCTAAGAGTCATAGGAAAAGGAGCCGTATCTCTACGACTCCTTTGTGAGTGCAAATGCACCCCGTTGTCCCCGGGTTGTCCAAGATATACTAGGGGAGGCCGGGACAAACGGCCTTGTCGCAAAGTAGCTTACGCTTTGCCTATCCACCTAGTCTTAATATTGTACCACGAATGCCAATTTACATAAAGACAATTGTTGTAAAGTAATTTTGTTACTTGTTCCATTTTACGTTAAATTTCGCAGAAAATAAGTGATATGATTATGGGAAAAATAATGGGAGGAAGGAAATGAAAAAATTAATCAAGTCGTTAGTTCTATCTATGACGCTAACCCTAATGTTCGCATTACCTGTATTGGCTGAAGAAACAACTGATGCCGCCACTATGGCTCAGGAAATTGCTGATGTACGTTCCCTTGAAATGTTTGGTATGATCACTCTTGATGCCAGGATATTTAACCTGATTACTGAGATTCAAATACACAAGTTGAAGGTTGAACCGGATTATATTTTTGCCAAAATAGCTCAAAGCTTGATGTTTCCGATTGGTGACGGGCTTACCCTAGAGGGTAGGGAATTTAATCGTATAGCCCTTATGGCCTCATATGGATTTTTGACTGATGATGAGGCGATAGTTCAGTTGCAGACATTAAGATTGGTTCGATAGAGGGAAGGGGCAAGGGTTTATCCTGCCCCTTTATTATTGTATTAAGATATATAAGTGATAAACTTGGAGGGAGATAATTGTTTAAATTAATCCTAGCTAGTTCCGTTCTGTTGAGTTGGGTAATAGACTTAGTATTATGGCAGGGTATTGTTGTGGTATTATTTTGTAGTTGTGTTTATTTAACAGGGAGGATGATGAGTGATGAAGAATATCTCATTAAAGACAGCAAGTATTTGGAATTCAAGAGAAGAATTTTTTGATAGATTAAGAGCACCACTAAAAGGAGCAGCGTTTATTTTATTCCTAGTACTCCTCTTGGCTACAATTTTTGGAGACGGATTCAATGGCAGGTGGCTAGAGTGCTTGGTTGGTGCGGTTGCGTTGGCGATAATCATTAAGAAATAGAGTAGGAGGGGATAAGAACCTCTCCTACTTTTTTAATTTCAGAGTAGTTCCGGATTGAATGTACTTAATTCCTCTACCATCAAGAATGTACTTCTTGCCCTCAAACCTTGCCTTCTCAATAGCTTTAGCCATCTTATCGATCTGATTATCCATACTCATACCCGGGGAGATCACGCCAAAATCCTTCCTTGTTCTCTCTCCAACGATTCTTTGCATTTCTGCATATTCCTTAGAAGTAAGGTCAATCCTTTGGTCTGTAATCGTAAAATACTTAGGAATCACAGTTGGTATTTGCTTAGTCTCCCCGGTCTGATTATAAGCATTTAATGCAAGCTCAGCTTCTTTAGATGGTGAATACTTGGACACAAAACTTGGATTAGCAAGAACATTCAACGGGCTATTACTTCCGCCTTGATAGGTTTCCGCTTTATTGCCTAATGCGTCATAGGCTGGTTGGAGCCTAGTTTCAAGCAATGGTATTTTACTAGCAGATAGATTAGCTGTTTTCTCTGTCCAGTTCGGGCTATAGGTATTTCGTTTTTGGTTATCAAGTAATTGTTTTGCTTGATTTAAGAAAGTAGGAACAAATGAAGCCGGAACGCCTTGCAGAATTTTTGTAATGCCATCGCTAAAATCTCTTTGCCCAACTAAAGTTTGTAGTCCTTGCATTACCGGTTGCTCAGCAAATGCGTTTACGCCAGTCGCAAGCCCGTTCAAGAGAGTTCCCACTATGCCTTGTGCCTTTGCCCCATTCTTGTCTATGTCGGCCCCCATAGCGATAGGCAGAGCTTGGGGCTGGAACCAATCATAGGTAGCCAAGGTATCCCCCTTCTGCAATTTAGCAGCATCAGCATCTAGTCCACCCAGTACAAATCTTTTTAATGCACTAATATTAATTTTGTACTGACCTAAGCCTATGGAATCATTCAATGCAGCAACATCAGGATCCTGATCCCTGGCCCCGGATATAATTCCGGTTCGATGCAGTAATGCTCCAGTTCCTACGAGTCCTGTACTTCCAACGGTAGCCCTAGAGAATGCCTGAGCAAATGCTCTTTGGTCGAATTCCTTGCCCATTAGTGGTTTAGCTGCCTCCATGACTGTCTTAATAAATCCAGCGGGAGAGTAGTCTATTCCGCGGGAAAGTAGGCTTGCCGGCGTGCGTGGGTATTTAATAATGAAATCTCCAGCACCAAATTCCTTATCTCCATTAAGTTTCTGCTTGAATGTAGAGAATAGTTCGCTTAAATAGTTTTTATCTTGGAACGTCCGGTATTTTCCATCATAATTAGCAATCTCCTTCATAGCTTCCGTTGGTTCAGTTACCCTAGCGGCCTTCATTTGACTCCTCAACGAATCATCATAGGCAGCTTGGTAGAATGCTCTGTCAGGTGTCCTCAATTCAATATTCATAGCAGTTTCAGCTTTACCGAGGATACCTTTTCTGAATGTTCTTGTTGGATTAAGATCAAACTGCGATCCCAGTCCAGAAGTATCTATTCCTTTCATTGCATCCTCTAGCCCAAGTTTCCAACCCGCCTTCGCTCCTGATGCTTGAGTTTTCAAACTTGGAAGAGACATAGTTCTTTGTTTAGTGAATAAACTAGCAGCCTTATCAATTCCAGCACCCAAAACTTGACTGGCATTTTCTAATCCTGAGAACCCACCATTGCCAATTATATTCCTTAGAGCTGTTTTGGGGTTGAGTAATTGCGCCATAGTTTGAAGGGTCGCTACTTTCTGCCAAAACGAAGGAGGAACTTGCGATGCTACTGTATCTAGCATCCTAGCGATAGCAACTTGTCTTTCTCTCGAACCTTCAACCATACCCTGAATAGCGTTTGATTGCTCCACAAGGGTTTGAGCGGTTTCTTCGTTAAGTTTAGTCTCAGTTATCTTCCCCGCTTCATTTGCCTTCTTGACAACATCATCAGCATATTTAAGTATCCCTTCAGGCGATAACCTTCCCCACATTGAAAGCGCTTGGATAGCTTGCCCTTGACTCCTTGCTTTCTGAGAAGTTTTCTCAATAATGTTAATTGCTTCTCCGAACTTTCCGGCATCGTTCGCCTCTTTGATTAGTAATTGAGCCACGGCATTGCTTTCTGCGGTGGCCGGAGTTTCAGACATAACGAGATGCAAGGCCGCATCCTTATCCTTCTGGATATACTGCCTAGCTACTTCTAGGGTGTCTTTGTTGGTTATGTTTCCGTAGTTTAGTTCAGCATTCTTTAATTGTTCTACTAATGCCGGATCTGCTATCTCACCTTTTGCTACGGTATCAGGGAATGATAAACGCTTGATTCCAACAGGTTCAACCCTCGGCATAGAAACCTTATCTAGCCCCTTGAGCACCAAGGTAGATGAAGGTCTTTCAATTACGGTCGCAGCGCTTCTGCTGGCTAAAGGCCTAATGGGTTCACTAATCGAAGCAGAATACCCAAGGTTGGGCATTTCGGAACTAACAGGACGAACTTCACCCAACCCCTGAAAAGGAATCCTATCCTTAATCAAACTCTCGTTAGTCCGTATTGATTTACTTGGTGCCTCAAGCATTCTGGCAGCAGGAGAAACTTGTTCAGGGAGGCTACCAGATAAGGTCAATCTCTTTGGAGGCTGGATTGGTGGTTGCTCAGGTTGCGGAGTTAATTCGCGCGGCTTCAACTTAGGAATAGATTCAATCGTCCTTTTTCCAGGTAACTCACCTTTTAATGAGTCCAACGTGTTACTTAGAGCTTGATACTCAGGATCGCTGTAAGCCACACGGTACGCCTCGGTAACATAATCCTTTGGTTTATACGAAGAGTCGCTTATAGAGGTTAACAGCTCATCTGAGGACATTCCTAGTTCGTCAGCCACCTCATCCAATGGTCTGCCTGTTTTATCATTCCTGATCCAATTAGGGATAACTTTTTGCTCTTCAAATATGTCGGGATTTCCCTGCTTAATACCCCCTCTTGCCTTGACTTGATTGCGGATAGACTCAACCCTAGTTTGTCCATCAGCTTGCTTAAGAGACTTTGCTATATCCTGAACTTGCTTTTCCATCTTTGCTGATATTTCGTTTATGTCAGATTGAAGAGTATTCTTAAATGATTTAATAGGCTTACCGAACGCCTCTAGCCCACCATAACCCTCTGTAGACTTTCCGATACCCATACTGTCATCAATCCCCTGCTGTAATGTCTTGCGGGTAGCAGGAGTATCCACAGAGCCTATCGGAAGGTCTTTGAATGTGTCGTTTAGTTCAGCTTGTCTATTTTTGTAAGCCAATTCCTTTGGAGATAATTGAAGTGGTTCAGCCTTAGTTTCGAGCAAAGGTTTCCTGAAAGCATTTTGCACAGCTTCATCCAAAGGTTGAGCCAATTGTCCAAGTCTGCGGTCTGCAAGGATGTTTCTTGCTCCGTTAATTCCTTTTCCGGCCAATTGACCACCACCATGAAGCAACGATCCGCCAAGTGCCATTATAGGTGCTTCTTTCAGTCTGCCGGCGAATCCATCTACACCATCTCTATCTAGTGAAGTTTCTAACGCATTGATAGGTAGCGCGGCTGTTGCCCCGGCCCTTACACCCGTACCTAATGCAGGAGTAATTGCTTTAGGCAACAAGCTTACTGCCTTTGCAACCGGTTCAGTCTTGGACAATGCCGCCAAAGGCTTCGCTAGTAGAGCATCGCCCGAAACCCATAGCGGCAAATCGCTAACCATGTTCGACCCAAAGGATACAGCCTTTTCCCCTAATGTGTTCTGTTCGGGAAGGGTCGATAAGTCAACCTCCTTGCCTGTTATCTTCTCAGCCAATGGAGTTAACGCCCTCCCAGGTAGTGAACTTAGTGTTCCCTTTATGAAAGCTGCCTTGTAATTTGGATCTTGTTCAGCCGGTTCATTGGTAGAGGAATGAGACGAACGCAAATTATCCATGCTGATTAGAGGTTCGCGTTGAGTGGTTGGCGTTGTGGTATCCGGAAGCTCGTCCAAGAAATCAAAAATGTTTCCACCGGACGAACTATTTCCAGCAGTAGGGGTGATAACGCTTATTGATTTATTCCTTTCGTCTTCATCATCTAAGTAATCGAATATATTCGCCATGCCATCACCCCTTACTTATACCGAGATTCATCTTCACCGTTCCATGTGTACGCTGAGCTTGCCAACTTCGCTAGATTATCCATATCTACACCAGCACTCATAAAGGCGTTGGAATTGGAGTACATCCAATTAAGCACCTGATCCCTTGTCCATCCGAGATTAGCTTTTTCTTGCAGCTTAGACATGGCTTGTGCTGTTACTTGCTGTGAATTTTGCTTGTCTTGGTAATTTAATTCGCTAACGCTAGGCCTACTTCCACCACTCGATCTAGCTTGACTTGCCGCCAGCGCATTATTTCTATACTGGTTCTCTGCATCGAACTGAGCCTGTTTCATAGCGTTGGCTATGCTGTCTTGCTCCTTGGAATAGTCAAACTTATCCTGATTGTACCTATTGGCAATATCATCCTGTCCGACATTATGGTCATAGGCTCTCTGTTGCAAGGTTGATTTTCCGTCAAGGTTTCCAGTGTAGCCAGCATAATCAAACTTATTGTTCATTATGTTTTGAGCTTGCTGTGCTTCAAGTGTTTGGCGAGCCAACGTGGGCATACCCATTTCGGCATCTTCCCTGGGTGCGTAGTTAGCGGAGATAGCGGACTTAATGCGAGTGGCTAAGTTGTTGTTATAATCCGTGTAGGCGTTAGCGGTATCCCCTGTCGAGTTTCCGTAGATACGCCGTGCGCCACCTAGCTCATCATCCTTAACCCCTGTCCCAGGCCCACCGAGGAATATATCGTTGGAATTTAATTTGGTTTTACCAGGCGTAAATAAAGAAACATTCTTCCCTGCATTGGCATCCACGTCAGCCTGAAGTCCATATGTTCTCGGGCTAGAGTTACTTACTTGATTATCCGCGGTCTTAACAGGCACGCCGTTCTTCATGTTCTCCATGTACTTGTCGAAGCCGTTGGCCGTAGCCTCCGCAGTATCAGCGTGAATCCTTGTGGCTCCATTCAATTGATTATCATCAATACCAGTACCAGGCCCACCAAGGAATATATCTTGCGAGGTGAGCCTTGTTTGTCCAGGGATATAAAGCTGAACACCTTTGCCCTGATTAGCTAAAACGTCATCTTGTAACCCGTATACCGCCACGCTATATCATCCTTTCTGGCAATAAAGTAGAGAGCCGTTTAGACCCTCTACTGTAAAACACCATTAACATAATAACCTCCACCAGAGGGACTTCGATAGATTCCAGTATTCGGAACGGATGTTTGCTTTCCGCCATAATAGCCCGTTAGATTTCCTGCATCTATACCATTGCCAAACCTATTCTGCCTTTTCTGCTCCTCAAATTCAGCCGCCCATTGCTTCAACTTCTCCTGAAACTCATACTGCTCATTGCCCTGCACCCTTGACGCCAAGGTAGGAACACCATAGTAATCGTACGCCCCCCTTGGGTTATCGGTTGTTTTATTAGCAGCAGTAATATGAGTAACCTTGTTACCTTGAGCATTGTACGGATTACCTGGTCTAGTAATAGGTTGCACACTACTAGATGCAGTCCTAATAGCATTAGCCTGTTGAGTTACCGACGGGTCTGATGCCGGAACCGAGGCATTAACATTCGTGCCAATCGGATACCCTGCTTGGGGAGGTTGTTGAGTCCCTGCCTGTACAGGTGTTCCATCCGTATAGTATCCCGGTCTTTTGGGATCAATAGTAGGCATAGTTCACTCCTCCTTTATACATTCTTATATTGAGGCATCCCATCATCCCTTGTCCCTATTTTTGTAGAACCTGCCGGAACAACTCCTGCTGGCAATTGGTCAGCATAGATAGGAGCATAATATTTCTTACCATGAGAGGTGTACGTCAACCTGTAACCAGTCAGCGCATAACCTCCGGCATTAGTAGCAGGAGCATTAGTCCCCGGCCCAACTATGGCATAGTTCTTCCACTCGGTGCCTGTTTTACCTTTAGTAGTTCCTTCGAGGTCAGGAGTTATATTCCCAGATGCGTCAATAACATCAGTGGTCGGGGTTTCCTCTACAGGATCGGTAGCCTCCACAGGAACCACGCTAATCGTTCCATCAGGGTTAACTACGACTCTGTCAGTGCCATTGCTAACATCCCCTGGATAATTACCTGTTGTATTACCAACCTGAATACCGTTCTCGAACTCTTGTTGATCAACCGAAGCATTGTAATTCAGCGCCCACTGAGCTAATCCGGAATAGTATTGTGCTGTACTTAATCCAAGTTGAGCCGCGAACTGACTTGCATTTTGATCAAGTCCGGCCTGAGCGAGGGCATTCTGTGCTCCGTTCTGAGATATTTGCGCTGCTAGTTGAGCTTGAGACAGTCCAAGTGTCTGAGCGAATTGGGCAGACTGGTTGTTGATTTGTTGTTGTGCTTGCCCGGACGTTACTAACCATTGATTATCAGCTACCGCATCCCTGCCGTATTGATAAGCAGCCGTATTATAATCGACCGCAGCCTGGGCCTGAGCAGCAACTATCTTATCCGCAAAACTAGCGTCGAGCTGTTGACCCGCGAGATTATTAGCATTGATATTGCTTGCCACTCCAATGTTGTTGGCTAGTTGTCGCGTTGCTGATTCCCCGGATTGCAATAGCCCCATCTGATTCAAGGCATTGCGGATATGTTGAGCGTTCACCATTCCTGTAGCTGAAGCTGTGTTGTTCGCCGTTTCAGTTTGCCCTGGTATCTTTGCGCGTTCAGTGTTATACGTTCCAACCTGTGCCGCTAATTGGCCCTCCATAGTGGACTTAAGGTTTGCAAGTGCTTGAGCTTGGCGTACTCTTATTGCCTCCGCCTCTGCTTGTCTTGCTGCTTCTGCTGCCGCTTCTCTCGCTGCTGTTGCCTCTGCCTGTTGATTGGATGTCGCTTGCATCGCCGCTATGGCTGCTTGTATTTGGGCTGCGTAATCGACAGGAGGAGTTGTTGGGGTTATCGTTTCAGAGGTTGGAGTGGTGGGTGTTGTCGTGGTGGGTGTAGTAGTCTCTGGGGTAGTGGCTGGAGTTGTCGTATCTGGGGTAGTTGCCGCCGGAGTACTATTTGGATTAGGAACACCCGGTATTCTGGCAGGTGGCCCACTTTCAGCCAATCCACTTCCTGCTAATCTGTCAGCGGTAGTTGTTGGTGTGTCATAGAGATTCCTTGTGCCGCTTGCCTGAGCAGCCGCAATGCTAGCTTTCCTTATTTCGTCTGCCGTTTGGGATGCGGTAGTTGCCATGTCATACCTCCTTTTAGGGAAACAGACAAAAATAATAGAGCCTTTCAGCCCTTACTTTTGTCTGTTATTGTTTGGTTGGTGTTTCGTATAATGGGTCTGAGACATAACTACATTGGTAATCCTTCATCCATTTCAATCGCATCAATACAGTGGTTTGGGTCGATTTTATTTAGCAAAGAGCAGATAAATTTACATAACCCGCAGTCTTTTTTGACTAGGTGCTTTCCCATTCTTGATGACATTGTTTCATCGGGGCAACCACCTAAGATGGCATTGCAAAGTTGATCTACTGAGATTAGTAGATTCCAAATATACCTTTTCATTTCCTCACCTACCATACAAAAACTTCGATTTGTTCGACAGTAGTGATGGTCGGAGCTAAAATTTGTGTTTTCATGTCAAAATATCTAAAAATCTTTTCGTCCTTAACTCTTTCAGCATCCTCGCATAGTTTAACAAATTGTTCTCTTGTATGAGTTACTACACCTTCATCCTTTGTAGGCCACCATGTTTCAGTCATAGTGGGTTTTAGTAAAAACATAGTAGCCCTTTGATTCATATTAGCTTGATATTCTTCATCAAACTTATATTGATGCTCTACGCTCGTACAAGATGAAGAGAATCCATTAAGAATATCTTGATTGCAAGCTATGTTCAGCTCTATGATTTTTTGTTGTTGGACTTGTTCGAGAGTTGGAAGAGATGCTAGGCGTTCTAATTCTTTTTGTGCAATTTCTTCAGGAGTTTCCTCAACATACCCTAGCCCAGTAACGTATTTAAGCATTATTTCACCCCCAAGAGTGTAAATTTTGAACCAATAGCAAAGCCCCCCGATATGGGGAATACAGATATTTTAGTAATGGCACCCGTTAATGAGGTTATATAGCCCTCGCCTAAGTGTATATAGTCATCAGATACATTCTGTCTCTCATTGATATATTTTGTATTACCTACGATGTTGGTGATGTCCATTATGGACTCGTAAAATGTGGTCGAAAGAATATTTACTGGACTTTCGTGAAAAGTCGCTCCCGTAGATACTGAACCCATAACTGTTGAATTAATTAAACTGATTTTTTTATAGATATACGAAACAGTTGCGATGTCATTAAATCTAGTTCTTAGTTGATAGTTGCCGGATGCTTGGTCACTCTTAACTGACATCCTTAATAAGATATACTTGTAATTTTCCAACCCCAAACTTGCAAAGTCAACTTGCGTAGCAGCACTTGCTAACGTTAATGTTCCGTCAACTATGGTAGTTCCGTTATCGACAAGTATTTTTTTCCACGCTCTTCCTGCAGCTAATCCTGCGGGAGTTATCACTCTTGTTGTATCTGTTCCTGTTGTGGCTTCCGCAGGTGTCGCAAGCTCTGAAATTCCCTTGACAGTTTCCGAGGCATCGCTAATCGTAGGTGCGACCACCGGAATTAACTGAAAATTAGTACCGTCATACACAACAGGGATTATCCCCCCTGCTGGAATATCCCCTGCCACTAAAGCTACCGATACATTTTTCCTTATCGCCGTTGCGGTCAATGCTCCTATGGCAAAAGTTGATGCACCTGTGTTCGCATTGGTGGCTTTAAACTTATAAATCTTTCCTATCTCATAGAATACAGGGGCAGGGTTGAGCGCAATAACATAAGCGTTTGCCACCCCTGTATCTGTCGCATAATCTGCCAAATGCGTAGCAACGGTATCAGCATTTCCTTTTACCGTTTCAGTCGTTCTCTCTGCCCCTGCTAAATCATCTAACTCAGTCTGAGTAGCAACATCTGCCGCAACTTTTGCTGCTGTAATCGAACCATCAGGTATTTGCCCTAATGCCGTAGCGTCAATTGCAGTTTTTAATGCGTTAATCAATGCTTGTACAGTTGTTCCTGTTAATCCGCTTGGAGCAGTTGCTCCGATCAGCCCTGCGCCTGTGATTGCCCCTAATTCTGTCTCTGTGAAATATCGCGAATCAAGTTCGCCTGAATTGAGAAGGCTGGCTACTGCATTTAACGCTACCCTCAATTCTTCACCACGAGCATTCATGTACTCCTTCGTTTGCGCAGGAGTCCAATTCGGATAATCAGTCTGAGCTTCAAAATCAAAAGTGAAAGTATCCTTTGTTGGGAATGCCATTTATCTAACCTCCGATCCCTTGTCGTACTGCACATTGAGGGAAATAACACTCATCCCCTCATCTAGTACGTTATTGGAAAATCTAAACTGAAAATAGTTCGCTCGCTTGGACATCCTTTTTCTCTTTAGCACAGGGAAAAATGATGTGTTGAATGTGAAATTGACAAAGTTGAATCCAACGAAACTGAATGCGCTCGTTTGCATGGTCAGCACAACATCGCTATTGCTTCTACGAGAACGGAATGAGACGAGCGTTGAACCCCTGCTCATTGGCTTAGCGAGTAGGCCTATCTTACTAATCACCTTAACCATGTTCGGCGTTCCGGCACATTCCTCGCGCAAGTCATACCATGCGTCAATCGCCACGCCGTCATCATTCGCAATTAATGGGTCGAATTGATAAACAATGCCATCCGTGTTACTTCCGAAGCAGAGCGTGTTGTCGATTACAGCAAAGCATGACGCAGGAATGTTTGTGTCGAATAGCCATGCGTTGAGTTTGTAGTCCCAAACGTAGCAAACATCATTGATACAGAGTCCGTAGTATCCATCGTGATTGTAGGAAATTGCATTGGTTAAATTACCTTCTTGGAGGATGCCTAAGTCTGTTCTGCCTGAACCCGATTTGTTTACTAGGTCGCTTATGTCGTTAATGGATAGTCGATTATTGACAGTGGTATCGGATAAAACTTGCATAACTCCATTGCCCGTAGAAGCGCACACGATGCCATTACCTACTTCTTGGATAGAACCCGGTATGTCTGATCCTTTTTCGAGATTGATACTCGCATAGGGAAATATAGGGTAGACTGCGCCATCGGCATAGGATAGATAGCCGTGACCTTTGCTGTGGGATACGTAAAGTAGGTCAAAGATGTGCGCTAGTCCTGCGACATTGCCAGGTACTTTCTGTACTGCATCATCCGGGAAGTAGTCGGCGTTGTAGTTTTCTCCGTATAATCGAGAGTGCCATATTAAGTCGGGATAGTTGGGATTCTTGGACATGAATACTGTTGATTCGGATTTGCCGCCAAACACTTCTGAGATAGTACAATTTTTTATATATTCAGGATGAGCAAGGGATGTTTTATATGCAGTTATGATGACGTTATTTGTCCCGATGGCAGGAGCGATATTGAAGGTGACTACGCCTGTTGTTCGGTTTACGCTGAAGTTAGTTGTTTCGACCATCGCTACTCCATTGACGATTGCCGTTATGGCTGTAGCATCGAGAGAGGCATACGGAAGGGTGTAGGCCGTTGCCGTGCCTGTTGCGGTGAAGGATACTCGGAAGCCGGGGGATATGAGGTTGAAGGATTCATTGACTGTGCCTGCATTTGGGGAACCTGTCGGAGAGCGACCAATTAGGATGAGTGGCTTGTATGCCGTGTCGGCGACATCTTCAGGGGTTGAACCGTCATACCTTACGAAGTCCGTTCCATTGTGAAGATACATTGTGTCGCTGAGGACAAAAAAAGAAGCCTTAGCGTTTGCTAGGCCTGATTTTATTTCGATAGGCTGGTCGTTGTCGTATTGCTCGTAGAGTTTTGTGCCGTGTGCGATTATATTGAATGAATCACTATTTGCTTTTTTGTATTGGAATAGGCCGTTGATTTGACCTATTCCTAGGGATGTCGAATACAAACGCTTAAACCCAGGCCTTTTCCCTACCGTGCCATCCCTTATTCTTACGTTTTGAAGCTCAGGGGAAAATTTAGGCGCTAAAAGCGAGGGGCTATTGAGATAATCTAGACCACCGGAAAAATCTGAATACGTCAACTCACGAGAAGTTGAGGGGAACTTTGGAATTTTTATCTGCAATTCATCACCTCCGTTTAGACATAAGAAAAGCACTCTACAAGAGTGCTAATTGCTGTATTCCATTATGATAATTAAGATATTCCAAAACGGTTTTTTCTCGTTCCTTGGAATAGTATTTGAATTTTGGATACCATTCCGAGAAAAGTTTTTTTCCCTTACTGCTATTACATCTTCCACAAGCAGGGACTGCATTAATGATAGAAAGTTCCCCATTTTTCGCTAATGGATGAAAATGATCCTGTTGCAACATTTTTCCATCTTTAGGAACATCTCCGCAATATGCGCATGCACCATCAAAGTGTTTTAATGTTATTTCCCATTGTTCTTTTGTCAATGTTGACGCGAGACTTTTCTTTAATGTCCTGCGCCTTTGATGAGATAATTTTTTCTTTTCCGGATTAGCATTGCGCCAAGCAATGGAATTTTCTCTAGCCCTGTCTTTATTTTTTTCATACCAAATGCGTGATCGCTCTATAGATTTTTCATTATTCTCTATACCCCATTTTTTTGATCTTTCCAATATCGTACCGCGATTATTTTGATAGTAAGTCTTCCACTGTTCTGGGTCTGGTGGGTTTAGCGCATATCTTTCCTTGCGCAACTTAATAAGTCTATCAAAATTAATTTCACCATATTTCTTTAGGTACAACGCAATACATGACCTGCACCTACTTACAAACGCATTACCTCTCGGCTGAAAATACTCAGTTGTTGCAGGGAGATCCTCACCGCATGTCCCACATTTTTTGTATCCGGCTTTTACGTTTGACATGGTTGTAAAATTATATCCGGCGCATTCCTTACATGCGGAAACAAGTCTATTAGTTCGACTATTAAAATGGAAATGATATTCGTCAGCAGGGAGTTCTCGCTTACATTTTGAACAAAATTTATATCCTTCTCTTGCGATAGGCTTCTGGAAGCATTTAGACCCTAAGCATTCCTTACACGCAGAAACTAAACCATCTTTAACTCCAGACCGCGCATAGAAGTGGATTTTATCTGATGGCAGACTGCGCTTGCACCTCGAACATTTCTTCATTTCATCCAAAACAAATAACCCTCCTAAAGGTTTTTCTTTTTCCTAGCCATTCGGTAGCGCGGGGGACTAGGAAATCCCCCATAGCAAGGTCATGACTCCTTGTTATTCGCTACTATAATTATACCATATTTTAGGTACAATTACCATCCTGAATAGTTCTCTATAGTATTGTTCTGTTCGTCAATAGTAGGCATTGTCTCCGTCATAAACGAACTAAACATATTGATTAATGTTAACCCCTGAGCTTGTTGGCCACTGCTAAACAACCACTGACCAGCAGCAAAGTACGCCAAGTAACTATGGTTTTCTAATCTTGTTTGAGGCGAATCTGTATCCAAGGATAATGGAGTTGGTCTAGAGGCGTAATAAGCATCGAATGAACCATTATAATAATAGTTAATTAGTAAACTCTTTTTCTCGATGGAATAGTCAAGCATTTGTTGCCTCAATCTATCATCACTATTCTGAATGATTCTATTGAGAGATATATAGTCGGCGGGGAGTGTATAACGGACGTACGGTTGGAATTTAGGTATATCGTCCACACTAGCGAATGCATAAGCATACAGGGCTACCCTACGAATGTTGTATGGGTAACTACCAGAGAAACGTAATCTAACCTCGTTAGCAATATTTGAGGGGGTTACAAGTCCTTTATATTCAGTGAACGATGTTATTCCGGTTGCGTTTATTGTGGCAAGACTTGTCCATGTTCCTGCAATATTTTCTTCAATCAAGACGGTTGCAGGATGGTCAATTTCAAAGTAATACGAGCGAACTCCATTGGCCGAAACGCCATAATCGTCGCTTAGATGCTGAACAATATTAAACGATGAATAGGTGTTCAATAGATTCGGTATGCAGTTTTGAGTAATAGAATAGACGCTTTCGATAGGGTCGTATTGAATTGATTTAAAATAAGCAGTGTTTATAAAGTCCGTCAGTGCCATCTTCATATCAATTACATCAGACAGGGGCAACAAAACTCCATCTGCTGAATATGAGTTGGCAAGCTTGTATGCTAAATCCCTTATCTCCGAGAGGTTCAATCCAATCCCCCCTAAATATCCAGAATCAATACAGCGCAACTCGTACCTGTTGCATTAGAGATCACTGATAAATTGTTTTTCACCGTGAACTTTGTTAGCATTTGCACTCCTGCCGGAACCAGAAACCCGTTTGCCGCCGTTGCTGTCGTCGTTGGGTGAAAGTACAGTGGTTGAGCTCCTGTGTTGCTTATTAGGCAAGGCCTTCCGTTTACTGCTATTGCTTGTGCCGTTGCGACTAGAGTTTCCACCGCTATTACTTCTACCGCTAATGGGCAATGCGCCATTTATGTTGTCCTCCTTTGATTCTTCTGCTCGTACTGTATCCCTAGCTATCGGACGCAGGACATCGAGAAGTTGTGTGAGTAGTTCGTTCGTTTTGCGTTGCTCTGTGCGTATGTCGTAGAGTAGTTGGCGTTCCGTTGTGCTAAGGTCTAGCTGAGATTCTTGCATTATTTCCTCCTAAAAAGAAGAGGGCAATTAAGCCCTCTATAGTGCTGTGTAATAGATTTCGTAAGTTCCAACAAGTCCTGCCGTTGCACCGCCAGCTACCATTGAGCCTGTTACCCATTTACCGGATGCCAGGCGTTTAAATGGTTTGCCGTTCGTTCCTGCGCTTTCATCATTGGTGAAGATACCTGTTGCGGCAGCGATGTCTTTTCCATCGATTAAGGTATCACTAGAAGTTGTTGCGTTGGTAGCAGTGGTTCCAACGTCGATAGAACATGCTCCGGTAGTTTTGGTGGTCACGTTTAGGACTACATGTTGAACTAGGATTGCTCCCGCTTCGGGATTTGCCCATGCGAATATTCCACCGCCTGTATCGACGGCTGCGAGTGCGCCTGTTACTTTTTTTGTGGAGCGATTGAGTTCTGCTGCGGTTGCCGTTATTGGTATGCCCGCTTTATAAAAGGTATTTGCGTCTACGATGGTAAAATTACTAATTCCCTCGGTCATATTTTTACCTCCTCAAAAAGATAAGGCGAGTATTTCTACCCGCCTAGTTAATTAGAATGAACTTGCACCGGAAAGACCGGGCGCGCCACAAAGAATAGTCCGGAAATTATTAATACCTGCTGAGTAGCGACTTCTTCCGGCAAAGACGTTACTATCATCGTTATCGTTAATATAACTCTTCGTGGTCAGGGGAATACGATCCAGCCAAATTAACGCCTGGTAAGCCTCGTTGAACGCAGAGTCCATAATGAACCAAGTGTCCAGTCCGCTAGTTGTTCCGGCAAATGCCGTAAGATATGGCGAAATGACTACGTTCCACCGGGAAGCGTTAATATTAATTCCATTATTTGCAGTTGTTGGGTTTAATTCGGAGCCGATAGCCTCGAATACTAACTTTTTAATGGATGCTTTATCGGGGATGATAATGGTGTCGGGAGTCACCGAAAGGATATGACCATCATCATCGGTAAGATAATGAGCTTTCTCCTCAAGATAGTTTAGGTTATCGTATGAGAATGCAGCATTGTATAAGTTAGACTGTGTTCCCGTCCCACCAGTAATAGAAGGATGGTCAGTTGCGAACATAGCCTTACCATCAGCACCGGAGATGTCAAAGTTCTTACCCATGAAACTCATTGTGGTTGCATTACCTTTATTGATAATTCCAGCCGCGAAAAGTTCCTTAGTGCGATTATAGGAGAGCATGAATGCAGAAGCGCGACTCTTGACCTTACCGAACTTCGCATCCTCAACCATTTCTTGAGTAACAGAGAATTGATTCTTCCAAGTCTCCGGTTCGATGGTCTTACTGTAGCCCTCTTGGAAAGTGGATTCTGGATATTTACCATTTTCCACGCTGTTACCTTTGCGAAATATAGGAGTTAATGTTATTAAAACGTGCTTGTGTAAAGAATTTTTGCCTTGGATACCATTCGTCAACGTATGAATTATTTTTACTATTATTACAAGTCCTACACGCAGGTAATATATTTGTTTTCGTGTAGGGTCCACTTTTAGTTACGGGTATAAGATGATCTTGCTCAAGCTTCAGCTTTCTCCCACAATACGCACAGCAAAACTTAAAAGATTTCTTGCATTCGTTCCATTGCTCAGTGGTAAAATCTCTCACACTATTTGCTTCATTGGAACGTCTTTTATGTTTTGTTTTCAGCATGTAACCCTTGTGTTTTTCTGGGTTAGCTTTTATATAAGCCGTAACTCGTTTAATTATCTTTTCTCTATTCAACTCATACGTTCTGGCATGACGAATTATATTGAGCTTACTTTTATGCTCTTTATTCAGTATCCAATATTGCTTATCATATTCTCTACACTTTTCAATATTATCCCTGCGGTATTGTTTCGAGTACGCCTTGCCCTCTTCTCGATGGGCTGTGTTGTATTCTAGCTTATACTCTGCTTTATGCTCTGCGTTGTCTACGTCCCATTTATCCTTGGACTTTTTCATGCACTTTCTGCACCATCTTTGTAGACCGTCAGAGTTAGCCTTGCATAAACTAAACTCAACTTCCTCTAATTCATTACCGCACTTTTTACACGTTTTCACATTAACTCCATTCCACAACGAGCTAATCATTTCTGTTAGCTTCTGCATGTTTCCATGCAGTTCAGACTATTACTTCCACGGTATACACCGCAGCCCTCTCAATTAGTCGTTGCAAGTGTTCTAGCTAATTATATTATACCATTTTCGCCAACGGAATACAACATAATCTTCCAGAACTTCTTGAGCGTTTCCTTACCTTGTCCTATCTCGCTAGGCATTTGGCTTTAGGGGTTCGCCATTGATTAGAGAAGGTTTAGAGTGGGCAAAAATTAATGTATTAAACCCACTGGCGAGAAGTTTCCGAGTGATGTCTCGATAGTGTACTTGTTGGCAAAGTCCTTCGTCTCGTCCATATAAAACACCTTGTCGATGATAGACATCTTCTGGAACGCTTCTTCCTGCTGTTCCAGCATCATTTTGATTGGCTCCTGTGACTTACCGAAAATACTGTCATTAACTCCACTTGCTTTACTAAAAATCATTTCTTTCACTCCTTAAAATTTCAATAAAAATAGGACTCCTCATATTGAGAAGTCCCTCACTGATTCATTTCATTAAACTTATCTGCGGAAATAACCTTTCACATTGGATGTAGTCGTCGCCCCATCGGTCGCGCTAATCTCAAACACGCCTGACGAACTCGTTGCCGTTACCAAAAGACCATCGCTATGCAATGTAACCTTTGTTCCAATTACGGTAGCTGCAACGGTAGCCATACTCTTTGTGGAAAACTCCAACAGCTCAGTAACACGAATAACAGGCAAATCCGTAACAGAAGTTGACTCGGCAGTACGATCACACATTGCAATAAACTCCGGAACCCCGGTAGCCGCGCACTTCGTCAACCGTCCAGACGTTTGAGACAATGCCTCTCCCAACGTTGCACCCTCGTTATCTGTTAAAAGAAAATACTCAAATGGTGCTTGTGTCCCATTAAGGCCACCTACTACTTTAAAAGCCAATTTAACTCACTCCTTATTTACTGTTTTTGTAATGCTTCTTATACTCATCTATTGACTTACCAGGATTAAACTTCTTGTACATACTCAACACATCATCCGGTATCCTGACCGTATCCCCTTCGACACCTTTGCCATTCCCTCGAACATGGTCCTTCGACTGAATACTATTCAGCGTAGATTGCTTGGCAGCCTCAACTTTTCGAGTCTCAATGTTCTTCCTCTCAACAACAAGATAAGCCTCGTTCAAGGTCAGCCCGGTTGAACCATTCCTCCACTTCCTCCACACATCGGGAGGTACATCAGCGACAGCCTTAATATCGGGATACTCCTTCGTCAACTCATCGAATGAACTAACTAAAAAGCTATCCTCCTGCGCCCTGATCGCAGCTTGCTTAAATTCTCTTGCTGCTTGAAGGTCTGGATGCTCATCTACGAGCTTCTTTACCATGTCTGGGTCAATTCCCTTAGCCGCGTATTCCTCGCGCCTTAGAGCTTCCTCAAATTGAGCTACGTTGTGGATGCCATGACTTTGCCCATACTTCTCCGCTACATCAGCATCGGAGAACACCCCATATTGCCCGAACTTCTTGGCAATCTGAATATCCCTTTGATGTTGTGCCTCGACCTCCGCTACTCGACGTTCTGCCGCCTCTGACTTCCGTCGAAGTTCAGCAAACGCGGCATTCTGCTCGGGGGACTGTTTAGGCTTGGTGTCTACCTCAACGCCTTTATCGATCGTTCCTTCACTTTGGCTTGCTTCAAGCTCTGTGGACCCTGTTGATATATCGGCTGAGTTATCTGTTGATTCAGTGGACTCCGTTGACCCGCTCGTCTCTTGTGATGTAGCGACTGCACCACTTCCGCTATCTACCTCATCCATAAATGGACGTAAATTCATATTTAATAGCTTGAACATATCAATTCTCCTTTGCGTATCTTTCAGCCGCCGCCGTATTGCATCTATAAGGAAGATGAGTCCTGCCCCAAATTAGGCAAAGAGAAAGACGGCTGTAATTGCCGTCTTATTTACCCGAACCACTACGAAGGTCTTTGCCTGTTTTCTTTACAGGGTTAGCATTCTTTTTGTCCATGTTGGTTGCCTTAATGTACCCTGCGCTGTTTTGAGGGATTTTCATGTTTTTCTCTGCCATTACTTGTCACCACCTTTCAATGAAAATTGGCAAAAAATAAGAACCTTCTCGGTTCGTCAGTTGGCGTTTATTTAATTCCGTATTTAGCAGATTGAAGAAGGAAGCCAAGCATTTTCCACACCTGATTGTAAATCCTATCCCTACATATCCCCTCACCAATGTCTTGGCTGTAATTAGAAGGGTCAACACATGAAGAAGATTCCGTAATAACAAACCCATTTCCTAGAGTGGCGTTTGCTATGGTGGTTTTATCTCCCCACTTCGTAAACTCAATATCCTTAACAAAGTCATGCACGTTACGCTCGACGATAGTGTTGTTGTCGCCAACCTGCATATACGCTTTCTCGAATACGTCTTCTGGCGACCAACTTACATAACCGTCAGGATAAACAACCTTATAACCATTCTCGTTGTTTCTCATTTGTCGTTCCGCTTCGATCATCTTGAATCCAATATACTTTTCCATTTCTAACACTTCCCTTTCTTCATTCCGCTTTTCTTACCTGTTGAGCTACCCTTCTTGGGAGGAATTCCCACGCCCGGCATTGCCTTCATTAACATCATGTCGATTTTTAAGGAGGGCTTTTTAGTTGGTTTCTTCATTATTGCTATTAGCCTCCTTGTTAACTATTTCCTTTTCCCAATGGCACACTTCGCAGGGGCCATTCGGAGTTACTGAGCAAATTTCGCAAGGCATATGTGCTATTACTGTTGCCCTCCTTTGATTAAGTCCTTAACCGAATAAACAGAAGTAAATATTTTTGCAAGATTTACAACCGTTGTTTCAACGTATTGCAACTTCTGTCTTCTAACTATTGACGGCGAGTCCACTTCGTCCATCAAATCATCTGCCATGTCGCTTATATCCGCTACGACAATGTGATAAAGCTCATGGACTATTGACTCCTCCCAATGCTCGTTTAATCCAGTGTGATCAACATTGACATGAATTATGGCTTCCTTTCTCAACCTGTGACGCTCGCACATCATGGCGGTATCAAGGTTGTCAGAATTAAAGATATGCTTCATCTCGTATTGGCTAATATAGTCAAGCGAGATATCCCAATCCTGAATTCTGAGCATTTTAACAAGCGACCTTACTACTTCTTCAAGCTTTTCTTTTGAGGGTAGCAATTACTGTTGCCCTCCCTGCTGTTGCATCAACATCTCAACAATTTGCATTTTCTGCTCATCAGGCGCATTTTTAAAGGCTTCCTGTTCTTCTGGACTCATATTCGCTAATGCTTCCTGTACGACTCGCGTTACTTGTTCCTGTGGATTCATACCACCCTGCATCTGTTGGGGCTGTGGCGGAGCTTGAGTGGCTTCTAGTGACATGTTGAGTTGTTGTGGTTCTGTTGTCTGTGGCTTGGCTTGTTGTTGTGGTTGTGGCATCTGTAATAATTGTCCCATTTGCTCTGGTTGACCTCCTTGCGACTTGATGCCCATCTTACCTAGCATCTGCGATTGAGCGTCAGGCATAAGGTCTTCATAGTTGATGGATATCTTAGCCTCCGGTTGTGGTGGTGGTGCTTTGGCCTGTGCTTCCATCTGCTTAGTCAGACTGTCAAGGATTGCCTTGGCATTCGGATATTTTTGCGAAACCATTTGTGTCCAAAATGCGGTAGATGCAGGGCCGGGGTTATACGCTCCGTACTTCAGCATTTCAGTCGCTTGGGAGAATAGCCACATCTTATCTCTTGGTAATCCCATCCCTGCGTCTGCCTGAAATATAAAGTCCGTGTTGTAGTAAAGTTCGCCGGCAGCATCCCGGACAAGGAAGGCATATTTGTTAAAGTCGCCATAGTTGTCTTTTCCGTTAGCATCTTTGGTCACAAAGGGACGAAGTTCATCATAGAAAGCAAGTTTGAACTCGAACATAGTTTCATAAAGTTGTTTGTAGGCAGCGTACTTGTTGGCTTCTTTTGAGCGTAGGCGACCGGACGCTTGCTGCACTTGGATTTGTTTAGCGATCCCCGATACTGCGGTCGAGTCTGATTTGCCTTGATATGAGTTTGTGATGCCAAGAGTGGACTGAGCTGCCTTGTATTGTTGTTGTGCAAAGGCCAGGTCGTTACTGATGTTGGCGGATAGATTTTTTACATTGAGTGCTGCTAATTCAGATTGGTTCCCTCTAATGATTCCGTACAACTCGTTGGACAGGTTGAACCTATGCCCTTCGAGTGCTGTGACCACAACGGAACCGCGCAATATCTTTTCTTCAATGGTGGATACTACTTTTTTGTAAGCGTCTTGTTGGTCGCGGATTACATCGACATCAGATTGACCGCCGAAATGGAAATTAAGAGGGATGTTTTCGCGAATGATTAATGGGTAGCGTGTTGGAGTGAAGTAGGGAACTTCTGTGCCAGGAGGAAGGACTTCTCCGGGTTGTCCATTAACAGAGGCAAGAGTTACTTCTGTGGCAAGCGTCTCGAACTTCTGGATTTTACCGTCAATTCTTCGTGCATAGAAGTTGCTCATATCTTCTAATATTTCGTCCTCGCACCATGTAAGCTTGCTAATCTCTCCATCGTCATTGCGATACCAACAGACAACTTCTGTCACCATGTCGGGGTTATTCGGTTGAGAAGTGTTATTAACTGTGCTTATGTTAGGGAATTGTTCGCCTGAGTTTTCGAGATCCACATCATAGCGCTTTTTGATGTAGTTTTTTGTGACTGATGAGAGAATAAAGAAGTAGTCCATAGCTTGGAGGGAAAACACGCCGGGTTGCGGAACAATGCGTTTTGGATGAATAGACTCTATTTCTAATTCCCCGCGGTAAAGATGATGTTTAAAATCAGGATTCCAGCCTACCAGCATTGCAGAATAGCCTTGAACGGGTGTTATGCGCTCGTTTATGTCGTTTATTGCTGTCATGCCTAGTTCTGTTATGTCAGAGGTGAGGGAGTCTTCTATCATTGTGGCTTGTGCTTCATAGCCGGGGAGTTTAGTGCGAACTGAGGGTTGGGGGATGGTGGAGTCAACGCCTGTTTCTATGAACTCTAGGACTAGGTTGACCACGTTGTTAGCTTGCTTCCTTCGTCCATTCGATGTTCTCTGATTTACGTTGGCATCTACGGTTGAAGTTCCTAGGTAGATGGCTTCTCGCTCGTCTCTTAATACGTCGAGGTCTGAGTTTTGTGCTTCTGCTAACTTGTCTTGCCACTTCTTCAGCTTTTCTTGTTGTTCGGATTCTTCTTTTTGTTTTTTTATGGAAGTTTTTACTTTGTCCACCACCTTTGCGCCGAAGTCTTTTATCTTATCAAGCAATTGCATCACCCCCTAAAAATGAGCATAAGAAAAGCACCCCGAAGGATGCTGTGGATTTCTTTTTTAAAATAGAGCTAGTTGTTGGCGATTGTCTTTATAGCCGAGGTAGAAGAGGATTTTTTGTTCCTTGGCTAATGCGTATGTAGGCTGTCTACGGAACCATGTTTTCCATTCGCTCGCCCTTTTGCTACTATTGCAACTTTTACATGAACCTATAATATTTTGGGAGGTCATTTCCCCGCCGTTATGAACAGGTACTAGGTGTTCTTTAGTAAGAGGAACCTCTTTTCCACAAAAGCAACATTTATTGTCGAAGTGCTGTTTCGCTGCTACCCATTGTTCTACCGTGAGAGTATGTGCAAGTTTTTTCTTCTTAGCCTCATACCTCATACTGAGTAAATTGCATAGTTCCCTGTTTTCTGACCTCCATAACTTATTTCTAGCGTTAACGTATTCCTTGTTATTGATATAATAACGCCTTCCATATTCGGCCATATATTCTTTATTTTCCGCCCTATACATGCGGTTGTATTCGGATGCCGTTTCTTTATGACTTAAACGGTATAACCTTTGAACGGCATATACGGCAGGTTTATTGTTTTCTCGATATTCCCTACATCTCGTTATTATGATGATCTTGTTTTCTTGATAAAATTTCTTTTGCTGGATAGATTTTTCTTTTATATGCCCAGAGCGATATATTGCATTCTTTGTCATTATGGATTCTTTATTTTCCTTGAAATACTCTTGATCATATTCGGATGTACATATTCTGCATATCCCCTTTAGTCCATCCTTGCTATCTTTTCTTGGTCCGAAATATTCATTTGTCGCTAAAAGTTCATCTCCACACCCAGAACATATCTTAAACCCTTCCTTAGCGATAGGTTTCGGGTGAGTGAAGTTTCTCCCTCTGCACTCTTTACACATAGGGCATAATCCGTCTTTCTTTGCGGATTGCGTGCTGAAATGGTTTTTGTCTGCAGGTAAATCTCGTTCGCATTTGGAACACGTTTTCATTTCAGGCATAAATAATAACCCTCCTAAAGGTTTTTCTTTTTCCTAGCTTAGTAAAAGTGGAAGGCATCTAGGATAATGCCTTGTCGGGTAGCTCTCCCTATCCACTCTTATATTATACCACTTTTTGAGGCATTCTACCAATCTTTGAAAGGATATATTGACGTTCTTCATTATTTTTACAGTTGAAAATATCCTCAAGAACGTCTTCTGGCAGATTATCATAATCAACCGTAAATTCTAATTCCGTTTTATTGCTGTGATGGGAAATTAATCCATATCCTACGGAATCTGCCCAGTGATCTACCGCACATTCTTGAATCTTTTCAGGGTCTTTTTCATCTATCAGCAATTGTGGCAACGTCTCAATTATTTTTGTACAATTACTAAATATCTTTACTTTGCTCGTTAACTTTTCCGTATTTTCGTCATAGTAAGGTTTTAAGTATTCATGAAAAGCAGCCTTTCTTAGCATCCTATCGGTTACCGCTCTCAATGAATCGGTTACGCCACCCTCGATATAAAAGTCGATAATAGATTTGCCTTGCGGAGTATTATTGCTTTTGGTAAGAGGATGAACCGACCACGCATCATGCCCTACCACAGTAAAGCCAATGCGTTCTGAGCCTGACTTCAAAACAACTTGTCTGGCTTGATCTGAATAACTTACCTTGGGGTCCTTAGGTTCCCTTGTATACTCTCTGTAGATATAAACCGTTCCACCCTCATCCACCGCGTACCAGTACCACGCAAAGGGGTCAGTGTAACCATTGTCGCACGACCGCCAACGCCGCCAGTGGTCGGGAATCTTAAACGGAGTTACTACATGCAAATCATAGCTAAACTCAGGAAAAGCAACTCCATCTGCTGACTCAAAAGCCTCCTCAGGTGTCGCCGGATACTCAGCTTTATAAGAATTAGGCAAATCTTTCTTTGTTTGCTCGTACCATTCCTGAGTTCTCCTTGGGTCCGTATCCCACGGAAGAAATACTCTAGCAAAAGTATTTACACCCTGAGTAGCCATTCTCCATACTTCCTCGAACAATGTCATGCGCTTTGCCGTGGATAGACCGATTACCTTACCGCCTGTTGGTCTATTTATTGTAGGGTAGGCAGAATTCCAAATACCACGCGCCCACTGTTGGAATGCCCACTCATCAAGAATAACCAGATTGACAGTAAGTGACCGTCCCGAATCTTCCGCAGCCGTTAATGAAGTGAATACGCTAGGTTCTCCATTTGGATGATTGATAGTAACGCTCAGTGTGGTCATTTCCCACGTCGGACCGTTCCATTTACCTGCGGTCTTTTTCTCCCTAATCATGGAAGGAGGGAGATATTTTAAAATAAATCCAATGCGCCTTGCTAATTCTTTTGCATCCTCTTCGCGTTTTGACATTGCTATTACCGCATATCCAGACCTATTAACTATGTTCCACACGGCAAACGCTAAGGCTAACCAAGATAATCCTAATTGCCTCGCTTTGAGAACAATATTTAACTTGTTATTTATGAAACTTTCTAGTGCTTCTACCTGTTTGGGCCATAAAGTAAAAGGAACCGCTAACTCAGTCGAGTCACGGTCCTCTATCTTCACGAACTTTTCTATAAAGTATTGACAACTTCTTCTGCCTAACTCAGCCTGTATTAAAGCTAAGCTCGGCAAATCACTCTGCTTTATCTTCGGCTTAGACACAGCATCATCAGCCTTCTTCACCTTTGCTTCTGCCATTTGCCATCACCTTTCACCAATTAAACTCTGCCAACATCCCCACCGCTATAGCACCTTTTTCGTCTACACACTTCTCTCCACCCCAAAATGTGCATGAAGCGCAGTTAGTTTTCTCATATGTAGGGTCTGTTGGGTTGAACTTTTTACATGCTCTGTTCTCTCCCATGATTTCACTTCCTTGGTATCGGATCAAACTCATCATTATGAGCCATAAAAGTTAGGTTCTCTCGCATTATTCCGACCATACCAACCGCATCTACATACGAATAGCAAGCAGGTTTAGAATAGAATGTCCCATCTTTATCGACAAAGCAGATAATCATTTGGTCGATGTTGTCCTTCTGTCTTACTAGTTCATCTATCATATCGTGGATAGGATTTGGTTTAAGATTGACTACGTTATCCATTGGTAATCCTCCAAATTATATTAAATGGCAAGGGTGTGCCATTTTTACTGTATAGGAGTTATTCTTGTAACCATGTAAAACGGTTTTTGTTGTTCTCCATTAAAGAACATTGACGCACTACATGGTCTTTTTAGCGTTTCCAATACTCTTAATAATGGGTTAAGAACGTGTGCCGGAATCTCCAGGTTATCTCTCTCATCCATATCCAAAAATTTTACTAATGCTGATTCAGTGTCAAACGCTGAAATGCTAGGGTTAATATCTTTCATAAATGCCATCTCCTTTTACTTTATCCTTTTTACCATTACCCTTGCCCTTGCCAAAATTAGCTTGTACTTAACCTTTGCCGATTCGTTTAAATATACGTTTGGTTGAATATTGCTTGTCCTTAATGTGTGGACGGGTTATGGGTGGTAGTTTTCAATGGGTTTAGAGTGGGAAGAAGGGGGAAGGGGAAACAAAGGTTTTAGTAGGAATCAAGTGGGGTCATATCGCCCCACTCAGTGGGGTCATATCGCCCCACCCCCTACCCTGAGAACCGCCTGTACCAAGGGCTGTCATTTTACCATCTTCTTAATCTTTGAATGGTCTTTTTCGTCTTTAAACTCAATCGGCAATACTGGTTGCCATTCAACGTTCCTAAACACTCCATGTTCGGCAGTATCCTTGAGTGTCTTACCAAATATGGATAAGTTACTGTTTATCATGTATTTATTAGGAGTCCTATCTCCTGTCTTAACAATGGCAATCAACCCAGCCTTATTCAGAGATGCCAAGTATCCGGATAAATGCTTTCTGTCACATTGAAGCAAGGTTGCCAATGTAGACTCATTAAGAACCTGCCTAGTATCAGGATGAACTAAAATATTAGAACGCCAATCAGTAAATCCAATCAGCGACATTAATACTCCACGCTCACCGAATGATAACTTCTTATTCCTAACCAAGTCATTCCAGTTATCCCTAAAGACACAAATGAAATCAGGATTAGTTGGAGAATTACCTTTTTTCTTCTTCTCAGTTGGTGGCTTAAAGGGTTTCACCTTATGAACCATGACTTTTTCATCTCTCTGGCTCCATATATCCTTTGTTCTATATTGAGTGTAGAGAACATCACCTGTCGCAACCTCCATTATTATTCTTGTGTTATCGTCGACAGGAACTATCCTGAATCTATCATCATCCAATGGGCATCAACTCCTTTATAAAATATTTTTTATAATAAAAAGAGTACCCTTGACTTGAGGGTACTTGGTGGTTTCAATGGTATGGGGGGGTGGTTATTTATTTAATCCTTCGTACATGGATTTATATTCGAGTAGGGAGTCGTATTCCTTGCGAGTTATAACAACCCTTTCTAGTCCATCACCATGACAATCGGAACATTCACAATTACGACCGATGATTCTTAATGGATAATGCCCAACCCCATCGCATGATTTACATTTATGTTCATCCTTAATGAGTGCCAACTCCTTTATGTGAATTGCTATAGTTATTGATAGAGACTATCTTTTCTTATACCAGTAATCTACATACAGATGCACCCTTTACCGCTCCTGCACCTCGTGGTATGGGGTACACCCAAATCTCAATAATCCCAACTCAACACCTGGTCCCAGCACAGCCCGGCAGACGCACAGCACCAACAGCACAGCCAATACCAGCAGAGCAAGCGCAGCCGGGAGCAACAGCAACAGCTATAGACCACCACCAAGCGCAGCGAAGATGAGCAGATAGCTCTCTATATCATACTTATCCTTATCTACCTTACGCTTAGCCAATGCGATCACATCCCTATTAACTATATTACTATATAATAATGTTACTCATTCCTGTTGTGTCACATTCGCTTAAACCCTACATCCTTACTCTCCCAACGGTTTCAGCGATTATGCTAATACCACTACTACCGAATGATGCAATTCAAGGCATAAAATCCACCACTCACGGACATTATCACTCATCACCCGGCGTTATATCCACTACCTCCGGCAATGCTGCACGCTCGTATATCTCTAGGATAGCCCTTAGATCCTGCTCGGACATTGATGCTATTGTATTGATTTGGAGAGGGCCACCGTTAGGGCCTGTGTTCTCGACAGTAGAGACATCCTTCCAGCCATAGTTCTTCAGGGCGAATATAGCACCAGTGGGATTATTGCCGAACAGCCGGGACTCTGCATAATTCTCGCATCTTTGCTTCAGGTCTTTTAACAGTGGAGAAAACTCTTCTTTATCTGTATCATGCACACCATTCTCATACTCATAGAATGTGTTCCTAATAATTCCCAACTCAATACATAACCCAGTAAACGTCAGATGCTTTTCAGCTTCCAATGTTTCTTCGATATACTTCAACCCTTTTTCATACGCTTCTTTGGCAGATTTCAGCTTTCTAGGTCTGCCACCACCGGGATTCCCTAACGCATATTGATTCCCTACCGCAGCAGCCATCATAATCACCTCTCTACTTCTTCTTGTTCCGCTTCTTCAATATCAACAATGCCTCATCGAATTTATCGGTCAATACATTTTCCTTACACCATATTTCAAACGACAAAAACTCCGATATATCTAAACTATCTATCATAGTTGCCCATGCTTCTTCAACCTTATTTGCCTCCATAGCTATCATTTGAGCCTTCATATCAACATACTCTTTGCTTTCATAATCATTGTCCATCATCAGCTATTCCTCCTTAATATCATCGCACAACGTCCGCAATCAATTCTAAGCCCACTAATAATCAATCAGGTACAATCATACCGAATCAATTATTACTGCCCTCAGAATACTTTCCTTCTATAAACACAAATCAATTCTAAATAAACTTGAAATACCATTTGACATTCATCCTTGAATCGACTATACTAAATTCAAGAACTAAAACACGAGGGGGAAACAACAATGATGTATGAAGAATTCCAAGCACTCACAAATCTTCCTGTATCCTACGAGGAATACACCAACGCTATCGAACCCAAATACATGAGCAGCAAACTTGACAAGCAAGCATTTTGCAAACGATACGCTAATAGCCAAACCAAAAAACCTCTTGCAAGAGAACTAAAGGAAATCAAGGATGCTATTAAGGATTTTAAAGGCGATCGAAGTTTTGCTAAAAGAGAAGAGAACAAAAAGATCGCAGAACATAAGGAGAAGTTAAAAGAATACGACTCAAGCCAGTGGTATCACAGAAATCTTATTAATACCTTAGAATATAGACTGCAATCAGACATCTGCAAATTATACGAAATGTATGGCAATGACGCTACCATCCAAATTATCTACACTGACGGCACTGAATGCAACGCAACCGGAACAGAAATTGTATCAGGGGAAATTACACCTAAACTGCAACAAATCGCTTATGCAAGCTACCAAGACGGATACACAATCTATGATACCTTATCGGGTAATATGGATGATAAATGGGATATAGAAATAGAGGGAGAAAAAGAAATTGATTGGGATGCAAGGGAAGAATACTTTGACAATGTAGAAAGAATCTTTAAAACAAAATGGGGAATGAATCATTAACAACCACAAGCGAGCTGGCGCATCCAGCGTTAAGGAGGAAAACAACATGCCAGCAACCAAACCCCAACACGGTGGTAAACGCACCGGAGCTGGCCGCAAACCATCCGGCAGGAAATCACAATCTATCTACGTCACTGACTCAGAACATGAACAAATCAAGGCATTAATAGCAAGACTAAGGATCACTAAATAGGTGATCCTTTTCTATTCCTTGACATACTAGCTAACTAGCTATATACTATGGATAAGATCAACAAATGAAAGAAGGAATTGCAAATGATGAGAAAATTTATGAGCTTGGTTGAATTGGAGGAAATGGGTTACACAATCTTGGACGAAAACAACATCCCCTCAATAGAGGATCATCTCGCCAAAGAAATTGACCTTTTCGTTACGGATGACCTAAGAATCGAAAGTGAAGCAGGAATTTACTTGGCCGAAGTTTCCTACGAAGAAAGATAATATCAAGAGGGACTTTCTTCCCTCGCTCGCGGATCTCAAACATGTTGAGGTATACGAGCGAATGAAGAAATGAAAGAAGGAATACACATGCAAGCAATTAAAAACCCAACCCCAATCCAATACCCTACATCCTTTGGACCATGGACACTAAAGCAAAATGTCCAAATTGCGGAACTCCCGGGAACATGGACCATCGACAGTATTGCAATCTTTGACTTCCAAGGTCCTCACGAGTTCGAGCAGGTAAACCTAACTAAAATGAAAAAAGACGGAACGCGCGCCAAGTTCACCGCTACTGTAAGAGCAGAGAAGTTACTCGCATTAGGAGCAAAGCAACCCAGCCTAGATAAACACGGACGCACAGCATTAGAAGCAGCGCAAACCATCTTTGCTTCTGGATTCGCCAAACATGGCTACTGTAGAACAGACCGCGAAACCCTCTTAAAGGTAATCTCAATCAGCAAGTCAGGACGCATCAAAGCCCAACGCATGAACATAACAGCCGGATTAACCACATGCTCCCAAATGGTAGAAGGTCAAAAGATTTACAGCCAAGAGGAAAAACTCGTCAACCTCGCATCCCTTGAATATGAGCTAAGAGGAGAACCGGAAACCTACTCTGCCAGTCTAAGTAATTCAGAGTGGATCTTTAGTAGAGAGAGTGATTACATCGAAGCCCCAACAATGTGCTTAACATGGTTGAACGACTAATACCACAAGGCTAGCAGGGAGCCATATACCCTGCAAGGAAAGAAGGTAATCGAATGAATTTTCAAGAATCCAATGCTAACCTCGACGAACTCATTAAGTTCTACTTACCCCAGGATTCCACTGTTACCAGCGTAAACCTAACCGAGCGTTTCGGAAGTCTGTTCGCTGAAGTCCACCACACCGTAACCGATGCCCACAAGGAAGAGTATAACCTCAGCTATAGCAACCGAATTCTCTCTATCAGGCTCATAAAGGGGGAAGATGACAAAGGGGCACCAATTAGTAGTTTCGCAGATAATAACTAAGCACAAGGTCAGCCGGGGACCGATACCCGGCGAAGGAGGAAAACACATGAAAATATTAGAAAAAGGAATTATGCCAAATGGGACTAAAATTCAAATCGAGGAATGGAATGAGAATTATAGTTTCATGCCGTACGGCAGAACGCTTGCAAGTTATCCCAAATCCAAGGTCAGTCATAAAGGACCATTTTCTCCAAAGGGTAATGTAGTCTTTAGATGTGAATTTGATTTTAAATCACACGAAGAAGCCAAGGAAGCATTCAATGAGTTATTAGCAGGAACGAAAGAATTAGTAGACTTTAAGGAAAATCTTTATTATCCGAAATATGCTGATTGTATCTAGTGACTCCAAGGCCAGCCCGGAGCTAATGCCGGGCAATAAGGAGGAAACCCCATGCAAGTAGTCCTAAACACTAAAATATCCCTCGAACTACGCCAACAACTCGACACTCACTCGAAGGAATCGGGTAAGGCAATGGCTAAGATAGTGGCTGAAGCACTCGAACTATACTTTGCAAAGGAGGCCACCAAATGACCAACTACAAACTCGTAATGGAGATCATATCCCTCGCCATCCTAATAAACGAAAACACCGAGCTATGCACATTTGTTGACTTCTCCGGCCATGTCAAGACGATTGATGTCAGAATTTTCCCCTCTAAATCAGAAGAACATACGCAAGGAGAAAAACTCTACTCGGCTAGTTCGTACTACGAAGAAGAATCATGGATGGAAGAGGGTTCCGCATTAGCCAATCTCCAAGCCATCAAAGAAGTTTTATCAGGCTATCTGTTCGACATTAAGGAGTCCTAGAAATAGGGCTCCTTCTCTTTTTTATGGATTAATCCAAACCCCTTTATTGCTCCTCATCGCCCGGTCAATAGATATAAACCCTTTCGTATCTGCAAACTCAACAAACCTCACGCAATTCTTCGGAGGCTTATCCTTATCGGGACACCGCTTCTGCCTAGAGCATAATTTGCAATCCACAATAAGTTACACCTCCAAATTAGAAAAGGCGCGCAAGCTATAATTAAGCCATGCGCGCCTTATTTTGTAAGTTATTCTGTCACTTAGAGTTTATCATGGTAATCCATACTATTGCAATGGTTTTAGTACGGATAGTTGTTTGATGTTTGTACTATTCGGTAATATTAACTTGTAATCCTCTATGGTAGTCAATCCAATCTTGTCCTTCAAGTTTCTTCTTCACGACAATATCAAAATACTCATTTCTCATTTCCTGTAATCCGAATCGCTCAACCCCTCTCTTTTTAAAATTCTTATTAACCATCTTGATTATTTCAGGCTTATTCATAGGATAAAGCTTAGTCAGTCTGTCTTTTTCTGCTTTAACCTCTTCCTCTAATCTAATCCTTTCAACTTCAGCGTTCTTCCTATCCTCTTCCTCTTTATCCACAACGCTATCAAGGTCAATATCTAACTTATCCCATTTGTTTTCTACGTGAGCTGGAATGATCTGTTCGGGTATCGTAATTTCTTTAATCTCAAACATTTCATATGGTTCATAACTATAATCATAATCCGAGAAGTATGATCCAGATCTAGAAACAGAACGAGTTACGCCAAACGGAAATAATTGAACTTCCTTATATTTTTCGTCCATTTCCATCAACTGACCTTCATCATATTTATACTGGTATTTACCTTGATCATCCCAATTACCATCTCCAACATCTTTGAAACCATAAATCTTACCGTCTCCCTTGAAGCTGAAGTCCTCTAAGTCGGATTCACCTAACTTTTTTACTATTAACGAAAATAACTCTATATTCATAATTTATTCCCCTTTCTTTTCCCCCATCATCCTAGATAATTCTTCCACAGCCTCGTCTTTCAACCGATAGTAACTATCCCGGCTCCTTAGCCCATGATTCTTCTTCAGCACAAATTGCACATAGGCCTCTTTGTTATCATTAAGATATCTCTCTGTAATTATTAACCCCTTAACCTCCGACAACATCCCAACTGCTAAATCAATCAGCTCAACCTCATTTTGAGCCTGTATAAGCTCTCTCCGCTTATCCCCTACCTTAGATGCCATATCCCCTGTTGAATCGCTTGTACCACTACCATGCGGCATGTCCGTACACACCTGCGTTGTCTTCACGCCCATCATGGCAAGCTCTTTCTCAATATACACTATGCGGTCACAGTTTGGCTTATAGCGCGTTAGACGGCTGATCACGGCATAATGGTATGGAGGATGTCTGAGCTTCTTTTCTGTTTGTTGCAAGGCTTAACCCTCCCTGTCCTGCTTAACTCTTTTATATTTCCTACAATGAAGTCCTTCTAGGAATCCAGTACCAGGTTCAAGCGGACATTCCTTTCCATTCCAAACAAACTTACACGTGTTACATCTGCGATTCTTCCAATACCACTTTTTAATTCTCTTGATTAATCCCATTTATTACCCCCCTACCCCAAACTCTTAATATCAAACACAATACCACAGCAAAACTTCTCTCCATCTTCCATAATAATAAATGTGGCGTGAGGAATATTAGTTTCATATGTCCAAGCAAATTCTCCCACATCGTGCCAAACAGCCTCGATTGTTTTGCATTTTTCCTTCGCTAACACCGAACGAGAACACCTGCACTCACATTCCTCAAAGATTCCCTTTTCATCGAGATGGATTGTTTTGCTACCGTAACGACCAACCTCTTCGTCAATTGCTCCTCTAAATTCAGCATTATCGTCCGAGTAGCCATAGACGAATATAAAACCCAATCCCTTAGCTAGTTCTTCCTGTTCTTCGGTGTATTCATGACCCATTTCCCGGCCATCCAGCATCTTCGCAAATTCCTGTATTGTCATTGTTTTATCCCCTTTCTTCTATCTATTTTCTATCAACCAAATCCACATCAATCCGCCGGCGATATTTAATCCTGCGCTTGCGTATTGCCCAATTACGATACCACCCACCGCAAATACACCGTTTATCGCAACAATAGTCCATCCTACTATTTTTTGGTCTTTAACAATCCGCTTTAGGCGTAGTTTTAGATTCATCGTTTTCCTCCTGTTTTAACTCCAAACCCAACCCCTTCAACTTCTCCACAATCTCCTCAATACACCTCCTGCCCATATTCCTAACGTGGAATAAATCATCCTCTGACATCTTTACCAAATTACCAACGCAGTTAATTCCCGCACGCTTCAGACAATTATAAGTCCGAACTGATACGTCTAGTTCCTCAAGGGTTTTGTCGAGTGAATCATTAGATTCTCCTTCCTCCCCTGCTCGTTTATCGGCCACACATTTAGCAAATCTTTCGAGTGCCTTAACCAACGATTCAACTCCTCCTTTGTTCGCGAATAGGATGTTTATCTGCTTAACCTCATCCTTTATGTCATCCGTTCCCAACTCTGAGTTTATTTCGTGTTTTCTGTTTAATTGCTGAATAGATATTCCGTACGGAATGCCATCCCCTACCGAAACGCCTAGCGCAATATCACCTTCTCCAAGTACAACTGTTATCTGTTTATCATTTTCGTAAATCATCTATTTCCCATCCTTCCTCAACGATAGCCCCATATCCTCCAACTTATCACTGACTTCCTGACAGGTCATTCTCACGACATTCCTGTGCCCCATAAGCTCTTTCCACGACAACTTAGTCAAATCGCCAGAAACCTCTATCCCAGCTCTTCTCAAAGTGTGATATGTCCGAGCTGTAAACCCCATGTCAGCAAGTTTTACCGTTAAATCCGTGTTGTATCGCTTGTCTAGTTTTGCGCGAATTTTATTCATTAACATTTAGCCACCATTTCCTCTCTAATTTCAATGTCCACTCCCAAGGCAAATATAGCTCGACAAACTGCATGGCTTAGGTGCTCATCCTGTCTATCTCCCGCAAGATAAGCATACGCATGAATTATCATGTGGTTTAAGTGGTCACTTACGGGTATCTTTCGCCAGTTATCTGCTCCGTACTTATCGAATCCTTCCTTCAGGACCTTAGCAGTAGCAAACAACGCTTTTGGGTCAATCAGATCAAAGCGATAACCAGAACTAGATTGGCTACCCCCTAATTCATTTTTTTCTATTGGCGCGTCTTTCCCTACTCCATTAATTACTTTTTGCATTAGCATTTCCCCTCTCTATTTTTCCGGCCTAACCCATACCGCCATCACGCCAAAGTAGATACTATCTGCGACATTATGAGTTCCCCATAAATACAAACTCGTAAATATGGCAATGGTACTTAGTATTCCGCGTAGTTCATCAATCACCTTTGCCATCTACCTTCTTCTGATCATCAACCCTCGGTAACGCCAAATACTTTTCATTCAGGATTTGTAGCCATTTTCGTATGGTTTCGATTGTTAAACTCATTCTTTGCCAGTGCTTCCGAACCCATTGGTTCCGCGCTCACTCTCTACTAGCTCATCTACCTGCACGAACTCGGTCTGTAGATACGGCACTACTACCAGTTGGGCTATGCGCTCTTTAGGGTTGATAACGACATAATTCGAGTCGAGAGGATTTAGTACATTCATAGACATTTCCCCCGTAAAGCCACTGTCGATTGTTCCCGTGATAACGAGTTTACCCTCTGACGATGCTCCCGAACGTGGTTGTATTAGACCGACATATCCGTGCGGTATGGATATTGCAATTCCTGTCGGTATCTTTACCATATGCCCAGAATGAAGCAGTACGGATGAATCTATCCGCGCTCTAAGGTCTGCACCTGCATCGTTTGTGTGCTTGCGGAATGGGAGGAATATAGGGTCCGTGGTGTTCATTAGTTTGGTAGGGATATTTAACCTTAATACACTTCCCGGTTTCCAATTTGAATAAATACTAATGTCACACTCTACACAAGTTTGGTTATAGTCACTATTGCCGAGAATACAACTACTGCATGATTTTTCCATTATTTCTTTGCCACCTTTTTCACTTTTATTGTTGCGGTTTAATGTAAAGGTCGTGATACGTCACACCCACGGCGTAAAAACTACTACACGGAGGATTGCAATTTCTCATAAAAATCAGCTACCATTCTTATTTCACTAGGAGTCGCATTGGTTTTTATCGTATTCGCTAAGTTACTAACGATAATTACATTACCCTTTACGTATCCCTTTAGTGGATTAATACGATCTATTGAAGGGCTATTTCTGCACACTTTCCCCTTTCCTTGTATCAGTGGGATTCCCAATACTGGGCATTTTTCAGGAACTATAATATCTGATTCCTCAATATTAAATTCCAACCCCTTTCTTCTGGCTCTTTCTCTTGCACTTCTTAATATTTCCTTTGCAATATTTTTCTTCCTACGTTCATGAGATTTAGCCAAGACGCTCTCTTTATTTTCTTGGTAATAATCATTAGAGCGCTTTAACGATTGTTCCCTTTCGGATAAATAAGTTTCATGTCGGCAATCGTGACATTTGGACTTATAACGATTCTCCGTCTTACTAAAAGTAAATTGGTCAAGAGGTTTAACGATTCCGCAAGTTGGACATTTCTTAAATGGGTTTTCTCGTCTCATCTTTTCTCTATACCGTGCATTTGCTTCGTTATGCAGTATCATTTTATGTTCTTTAGTGACCAACACATAATCACCCCTTCCGTTATATTATATACGTATTTACGTATATTCTCAAGCGTATTTACTTATATACGTATATGAATTACAATACTTTAGAGGTGATTTTATGAGAAAGAAATTTACCACAACGCTCGATGAAGAGTTGATAAAAAGTATAAAAATTAAAGCCATCGAGGAAAATACAGACGTTAGTAAGTTGCTGGAAAAGATGATCAAAGACTATCTTGCAAGGAAGGAAGGCTAAAAACCTTCCTTTTTCTTTATATATAAGTCGTAGAAGGTAACCCCAACGGCATAAGCCTGCCAGATGTCTTTACTGAACCCATGAAACCAGCCCGGATTAGATTTTGTTCCCTTGCCATGATTCGGTTGTCCAGGTGCAAACCTATCCACCAATGCCTGAGTTATATTAGAATCCTTAGCCTTCATATTGTGACAAAGATTCATCTTTTCGTCTTTGCGGTAGATGTACTGCGCTATTCTTCCGCACTGTTCCGCCATTTCCGTAAATCTTCCAACCCATACACAGGTATCAAAAACCGTAGCACCAACACTCATTCCGTATGATGCCACCATTTCGATTGCAACCCCTATTGGCTTATCGGGAGTGTAGTAATGTTTCAATAACCTCCTCATCTCTGTCTTTACATTCTCGTTTGAAAATTTCCCAAATTCTATAGGATTTAAGCTTTCATCAAGCATTACGTATGCGCTCTCCGCGCTTCCCGGATCGACGGCAAGTATCATCCCAACATCCCCCTCATATCTTCGTCCTGCACATCCACTGATGCGCTTCCCCAACCCCAACTACCCCTGCACTCTCGACAACCTTGCGTATATTCTCATCCAACTCACAGTCCTTCATGTACTTCCGGCCACTCCTGATAACCCCATTTCCCTGCAGTGTTGCTCGGTAATCAGTAATTGTCGTCCGACTCATCTTCAGATGATAAGCCAGCCTTGATACGCAACCATGCTTTTCTATTTCTTTTTCGAGTTCAGCGAGCATGGGATATAGAGTTTTTAGTCTAGCTGTTTTTGTGTTTTTCATGCGGACCTCCTTCGAGGGGTGAAAAGTTTAATATGCACCCCTATTTATTTGCTTTATTTCCATAATATGCTAGAAGGGGATGTCCTCAGACAAGTTAACCTCTGTGCCGAATGAAGGATTACCACCTGTTGCGTTATTATTGCTTTGTTGTTTAGGCGGGAAGTCAAAGCCTTCAACGATTATCTCGGTAATCCACTTTTTAACCCCATCTTTCTCGTATGACCTGATTTGCACCCTGCCCCATATTGGGAAGAGAGAACCTTTTTTAACATAGTCAGCAATGAGCTCGCCTGTTTTTCCGAATGCCTGACAGTTGAAAAAATCACTCTCATAATTGCCTGTTGTTTTGTCTTTGAAATCTCTCTTGACTGCATAGTTGAAGTTGCAAACTGAGGTTCCCCCACCCAAAACTTTTAGAGTTGGTTCATCGGTGGCTCTTCCAGAAAATTGACATTTATTCATTCTTTATCTTCCTCCCAAAATTTGATTAAACTTCTCACTAAATTCCTGCTCAGCCTGAGTAACGTACATCTTGCGAATAATCTCTGTATCCTGCTTCAATATAGACCACATCTTTTCTATGGCACTTTTTAGGTCGTTATCGACCTCGCTTATGACCTCGTTTATTCTTTCTTCCCAGTGATAATCCCACGCAGGTTCAGGTTCCGCCAATACTCCGAGATCACCCTTGGTTTCCTCAACGGGATTATTAGCCACAACGAGACACGCTTCCTTGCTACTGCAACTACCGCATGAGTAACAGATAGGATCATATTCCCCAAAACATCCCGGCACACGGTTAGATTCCTCAAACTCAACCTTGAAATATTCCTTATCACCTCCTTTAGTTTCTGACTCCTTATCACCATATCCCCCAACAATCCCACCCTCATCCTTATTGCTCGTCCCTAATGCCTGTTCTGTGACCTCTCGTGGGATAATAGCACCTTCGTCAACCTCTGTAACTGCTTTATAGGTAGCTTCCAGCTTTGCAAACTTTCCGCTTTTGTCCCCTTTCACATTATCAACCCTCTTTCTGTATTCTGTAGGCGTAATAAACGCACCATCTTTTACCTGCACAACTTCAGGTTCGGTAATCTTCTCGCCATCCTTGTCAATGAAGTACCTAACACACGGACTAGCTCTTGTTGTGCATTTCTCGCTTGCTAGTTTTTCTGTTAGGATTGTGCCATAGGACCGCATGTTGCCATGTTTCATGACCTAAACTCCTTTACTTGTTCAATCCCCACTACAGGTTTCAAGGTTTTCTTAGGGTAATGCGATCCAATCTTTTTCCCCTTGGGCCTAATTAAAACCCCCTTAGGTCTAATTAAATCTTCTCCCCTATCTCCTCTGTGATATCTATCGCGTACAGAGCTGTAGGACAGACCAAATTGTTCGGCCCACTCAGCCAACACCTTTGTTTCGTTATTAATCGTGACATGAATATTAGTTCTCATGTTTAGTGCCTGTTGTTTCCTGGTTGCCCATCTGCAATTTTCGGGGCAATAATTTCCGTTATTGTCCTCCCTGTCTAGCTCCAGGTCATTCCGGTAACCACTGTTTAATGCCCAATTGTAAAAACTTTTCAATTTCTCCCATTCGCTACAAACCGATATCCCCCTTCCTCCGTAATAATGATAATCCTGATTACTAGGATTATTGCACCTAGATAGCATTTTGTGCCACACGTTATATATGGTGGTGTGTGATAAGCCGTGTGTTTTACGCAACCTATGAGCTGCATATTTAGTACACCCACAATTTAAAATCTTTCCTTGACTCAGATACCTCCAAACCATATTCTTTGTGGAACCACATCTGCACCTACACTCAAAGATATGACCGCGCTTTTCATCTTTTCCAATGTATTTTATTACAGTAAGATTATTAAATTTTTTACCTATTTTCTCCTTGTGTTTAAAGTTTGACGACATTCAATCACATCCTAGAGATTTTAATTTAACTCCGCAATAGTCCATTAACTTCTTGCAAGCAGGACATGGCTGAGGATTTTCGTCCTCATTACAAACTAGATACAACTCCGCTCCGCGCAAATTTTTCAGTTCTATGCCTAGCAAAGCCGAAACTTCAGCGTGCACCGACCCACATTCATTATAGCTCCCAAAGTTATGTGCAAAGTTCTTTCTAGCGCACGTAGTACATGCCTGTAAGGACTCATTCCAACCCCTTGATACTAAGTGACCATTCAGCACGATTACACAGGCATATTGGCGTTTTAGGCAGTTTGATTTTGGCAGGAGTTTTCTAGCTTCCTCAAAGTAGTTTGGTTCCTTGCAAAATATAAAGTGTTCATTGAAAAACTCATCTAACTTGTCGCTATCCAAGAGCTTTATTTCATGCCTGTATCCAGAATTATTTTTAACATGGATACCTCCCCTGTAATTAAACCCCTCGTATATTTTCCCTTTGAAAAGCTCAATTTTACCTGTCCTATTCATGATTACATCCTTGATGCACTCTAGTTTCATCTTACTACCCTCCTTCTCTCATCTGCCCATTTCTTTGTCCTACCAGCATAAACATCCATAAATGCGCTGACATCCGGCTTTACTCCTGCCTTGACAGCTTGTTTTCCGGCTTTGAGCAAATGAATGAGGAATGTACTCATTGCGTCAACCTGCTCAGATTCCAACACATCGCGATAATTAACTCCGGTCAGGTATGTTCCATCAGCTATGTTTCCGATGTTTGCCGGGAGATTGTTTCTATGCCGCCAACACGCTATTATGTTTGACGTTTTACCTACTGCTTTGGCTATCTTGGTGTCGTTATTGCCTGAGTTGTAGAGTTGGATAGCTAAGGACTCGTTGAATGTTAGTGTTCGCATTTTGGTTCCCTCCTCATCTCTCATCCGTTTTCTTCAGCACGCCGACCAATCTCGCCATGTTCTTCATGATCTCGTTGAACTCATCATCCTTCACGTTCTGCCATCCTCCCTAGCTTTTCAGCTTTCCATGTGGCCTCTAGCTCCCTCATTTCTGACTGTAATTCTTCATCCGCGTTAAATCCCAACATAAAGGCCTTTCGGCATATCTCCCTCTCTCGCTCATTCTCCGGCAATACAATTTCTTTCACATTTAGCACTCCTCACCATAAAATCATTAGACAAGTATCGAATTTCCTTGCAATAATGCAATCCACTATGTCTTCGTCCTCAATGTCTGTCATTGTAAGTATTACTGTTAATTCCAACGCATCGCTATCTTTTGTCATATTGTCAGTTAGGGATTCTAATATCCCGAATTGTCTATCTGTAATTAATCCATTGATATTCATTTCAAAGATTGTTGCCTGGAATCTAGTTATCGCTTCAGCAATTGGCAACAATAATTCCTCCTTATAGATTAGCCACGTCTAGGACTTGCATCTTTGGCTTATCAAACTTAACCGGAATCATAACCTCGCCCTGTCCGTCCCTATTCTTGTCAAGATATACCCAATAATCAGGAGGGATTCTATACCCCTTACTGAGTGCTTCAACCTTCTCTTCCTCCGACATTGGCAGAAGCTTAATAAGTATGTCGCACTCGTTACGCATCTTCTTTGCAACTTGCAAGCTTCCGTCTTCGTTCAACTGAGCCAAGACTATTATTGCTATTCCTAATTCTGCTGCAATCGTCTTTAATGTCTTGCATATCAAGAAGAACTCCTGCCATTCTGTCGCATCCTTATCTGTTCTATCCATGCGCCCAATATAGTCAACAAATGCCATCCTTATCCCTTTTTGAACATGTAGCTTGCGGACCATGCTTACTAATTTTCCTATATTCAAGGACGGACACGGATAATGGTAAAATGGTGCTTTCTCGATAACTTCCATATGAGAGAAAATACTTAACTTCTGCAACTCAGTTATTTCGCCAAACTTTACTAAATCAGCCTCAACACCTGAAAGCATGGACGCGAATCGAAGTATAACCTGTTGCTTACTCATTTCTGAATTAGCGTAAAGGGTCCCGGCTTCATGAAAAAAACAACCACTGGCAATAAAGTTTTGAGCAAATGCAGTCTTTCCTTTGCCACTCTCAGCAGCGACTATGGCAAAATCTCCGCCCTTCCAGCCACCCGTTAAGCGATTTAACTTACCTATGCCTGTACTTATACCAAGGAGTTCCCCCTTGTGGCTCATACGGTATTCTATAGTCTCTCTTCCGATTCTAACGAGATCCTTGCCAGTGTCTATCTGCTCGGTATTACTTGTTATTAACTCGGCAATGTCTCGACCAGCATCCTGAATAAGCTTGTCCACATCAATAATAGGTTCCTTGATTTCCTCAGCTAGTTTTTTAAGTGTCATTCTCAGACTTCGTAGTCTAGCCTTGTCTTTGACGTTTTTAAACCAATAAGGAAGGGAAACTGTTGAGACATGAAATCCAATGGTTTGCTTAGCGTACTCCCGATCATCTACGCTCGATAAGGTTCCTCGCTTAACTCCCTCTTTGAGCATTTCTAGGTAGGTTGGCTTGACTGCTTTTATAAACAGTCCATTGAGTATGTCGTACATGGCTTGGTGCCTTGGTTCGTAGAAATCGTTAGTTTGCATTGTGGCGCAAGTTTCGATCATAGATTCCTCACTCGCTAACATGGATGCTATAATGCACCTTTCACTGTCGATATCATAGTATTGACTTACCTCCATTCGATTTTTCCTTCTCTCTTGGGAGGTTCCTTATTTTCAGTCAAAACAGGTACACCATTTACATAATCCTCATAGCGTTTCTGTGGTCCAAGAAAAGTTGACGCTTGAAGAATAAACTTAGGTTCGTTTCCCTTCATGGCTATAGCATAGTTCTTGGATGAAGAAACTAAATCGTCAGGAGTAGCCTCGTTTTCCTTATCCTTCAGAATTGTTTTCCAATTTTTAAGGGCTGCTGTCTTTCCTAATTTCTTAGGATACGATTTCCAAAACTCTTCAAATTGTTCTATATATTGATTGATATTCTCCTTGGATTGATATACTACTTGTGCTGTGTTTCCTTGACCACATAGCCCCTGTGTTGTCTCGGCTACATAGCCTATGTTGTCTGCGCTCACAGCCTTATCAAAAAATAGATTTTCAACATTATGAGTGAACCGAAAATACAATGTATTGTCCTTGCTCTGGAATGTTTCAATCAGGCTTAATAATTTAAATTTTTTAATACGATCACCGATCGAGTGCTTATCCTTGAACCCTAATAATGGCATTTGCTCAAGTAGGTGATTATAGTTGATCCAGATGTACTCCTTGCCATCTAGTGTCAATGTTTTCTTTTTAGTGGCAAAGGTCCAATCTTTTAAGTAATCCAATATTGCCCAATCTATTAAGTCCGTTTTTTTATCAAGCCCAAGCTTTGTAATTGCGTACTGATTAATAACTATGGTGTACTTCACCTTAACCCACTTCCTTTTGATTCCTGCGATAATCGGGCCATGCTACCTTCGTATATACTTGACCATTCACGTATCTAGCAAAGTCCCTTTGATATTGACTTGTCCTGTCATAAGGCATTACGAACGCCCTAATGCCTAAACTCTTCAGCATTTCAACCCTGTATAAGTCCTCATCCTCTGTTGTCTCATATCCTATTAGCACATAAAACATTAACTTATAGGACTTCATATGATTCAATAAGACACTTATCCCCGCCATTACATCCTGTTCTAATTCCATTGAATCCCAAGCAAATCGGAGCCTGTAACCATCCCACAACTTTACTTTTGATAATAACTTGGCTTTATCATCATCAATTAGGCGAATATCTAAGCCTTGGTTAAAATCAGTTTGTATCTTGTTCTTGATAACTTGGTTTAGAATTAAATTGAAATGCTCAGTATCTCCAGCCAGATTGTTATCCATGAGCGTTAATCTTTTCTGGCCTCTCCAGAATTGATGGATATCAGCCACCGGATGAAGTTTTCCTTCCTTTTGTGGCACGATGCAGAATCCACATGACCTCGTACATCCCCTGGTTGTAAATCCACAAGCAATATTAGAATTGTATAGCGAGTAGTCCGGGTAACAATTCTCAATAAGAGATCCCAGTTTTAGATCAATATCGAATCCACTTCCTCCTTGCACAACTTGGCAATCGGATGGAAAATAATCGAATTTGTCCGAATCCTTAAAAACCTTTGATGAATAAATAATGTCAGGATGATCAAAAAGCGGATCAAATATTTTTACTTCATTACCAAGTGATTTGTGATATGCCGACAATTTCATCAATGCAAGATTTGGTATTTTACTATCTACATCCACTAAGCCGATTTTCAACCTTAGCACCACTTTCCTTCCTATATTAACAGTATACCATAAGTATGTCCATGTTGTCCATATAAACCAACGTGTAAAACATGGATAAGTTGACCATAATATACCTGTCTGATATAATATTTTTAGGAGGGGATAGTATGGTTGGCGAAAAGATGATCCGGTTCAATTTGATGATTACGCCTACGCAATTAAAAGAGATAGATCACTACCGAGGAAAAGAGGATAATCCTCCATCTAGGGGATCTGAGATTCGTGAGTTAATCAGATTAGGACTAGAAGTAAAGAAAAATAAGGATTCAGTCGGCAGGGACAAATAACATCCCTGCCTTATTTTTATCCCCGGCACTCTCTGCACAGCCACAACCCTTGTACCAACCTCACTCGTTTAGCTCGGTTACATCGTTGGCACTTGATCTTCAACCTCATGGGAGGGTGTACCATTTGCCAATCACAAATATGCGCTTGCATGTCGGATAATCTTGGCCTTCGACATCAATGGCACGTAAAAATCTACGGTCGTTAACATCGTGTCTAATGCCATCAAGGATGAAATACACGTTTTTCCCGTTAATCCAAGCTTGTACCGCCTCTTGCCACGTTACTTCTTGAGGAACTAACTCCCATTCCCAGTCGAGCTTATTGTGTATATCGAAGAAGGCATCCCTGAATTCACCGTGTTCAAAAAACTTAATATATCCCTCTTCATTGCATCCGATTACGAAGTCCCTATTTGGATTTACAATACAGCCATTTGTGCATTTAAACTTCGCATCTCGGTTATCGGTTAAGGATTTGATCATTTCCCACGTTTTCATCAATACCACTCCTTTATTCAATTTCCCATTTACCATTAATTTGCTCAATTGATAATCCAACCTTAAAATACCAGCCATAAGGATGAAAATTAGAGCTTCCTGCGCCTTTGATGGGTTTGCCGCTATTCACAGCCGTCATGAAATCCACTGGCTTGCGAACTAATTCCCAATCGCTATTAATTTTTATATTTCCAGTAAATCCCCCAGATCCAAGTGCGCTAGGTATCAATTTACCAGAA